CACACCTTCATTCACTGATCAATAGAGGACTACACAATTAAATGGTCTGGTTTGCCATAACAGAAGCACCAGAAAGCTCCGCTTGCAATAATGCCGATACATAGGGTGTATCAATGTGTCTTGCATCCACATCAGCTTTAGGAGAACCCCAGAAAAATGTTCTGCGATATTGCACTCTGCCAGCTTTATCCAGCACCAGTTTGCCAGCAGTACCATCTGCAATGGTAGCAGGATTTTCCGGGAACCTTACAGCTTGTGTAGCTGCAAAATCATCCAGTGTTCTGAGCTTTGCATTAATGGCATATATCTGGTTCTCATCCAGAATTGGCCTGCAGCTCAAAGCCTTATAAATGCAGGCTCCATTTGCATTTGCCTTTTCAATCCTTGCCTGTACTTCTGCAACAGAAATACCTTCAGGGACTAAAATCCAGGCTACCCGATTTTCCACAGATTTAAAATCCTGTGTGCTGAAACCAAATTCTTCATTGATGAAGATATTGTCCTGCATGTTGGAAGCAGTCTTTTTAGAAGGGTACTGAGAAAGTGTTTCCACAGATTGCCTGATCTGTGCTGTGAGTGTTCCTTTCTTCTGGAACTCACCATTGTTAGAAACTTTGTCCAATGTGATTTGACTTGGGGTGATAGTAGTAACTACACCAGATGCGGAAGTTGTTTGCATAAAACTTAATTTTAGTTTTTGTTTTGAATTAGAAAAAATTGTCTTTTTGAAATGATTATATTGATCAGCTAATTGTGTACATGTTGTCCAGAAAGTGCTCCAGAAATTCTTGAAACTATGCATGTTTCAAGTAATTCGTTATAGTGCTGCTGGGATTAGTGGGGGTTGGTAGGGTATGGAGTGAAAAAATACAAAAAGAAAGGCCAGTGTAACAACTCACTGGCCTTTTACATGGTATCAAACATTCCTAAACACTTAGGCTCTTTAATTATTTGCTTTAAAAAAAAAGTCTTCAACTGTGCTATGACACTGGCCTTGAAGGTTGCTGTCAAAATTACACCAATACCTGAGAAGACTCTGTGTTTACCATCATCTTGAAAATGTCTAAAAGGTTGGTTGATGGCTTTACCTTTCCTTTTTCACCGATTAATGCTTATTGTGGGATGATATCACTAAGGATACATGTGCACTTACACATTAAGGGGATAACTTTGAAATATTTTCTGCTTCCAGCTTATCTTCAAGGTCTGCTACTTTGATGAGAGGCTCAAAGTTATGGTATTTGAATAATGTTGGCAGCTCCTCTATTGAATACAGTGACATGAAGACCAGATGGATTCCATACTTGGTATATAACTCTTCCATTGCTGTCATTTCATCTAATGTCTCAAAGGTTTCACCTTTTACTACATCAGGTTGTCTTTTATCCCTGAACAGGATATGATATTTGGGCATAATTGATGATTTTAATTGTTGGTGGGTTTAACAGGCACAATTTTTACATAGTCTTTCAGCTTGCGGGTTCTGTATTCAAGTGGGCATTGACCACACTCACATTGAATAACAACATACTCTCCATATATATCACCTGCTATACCATAATAGTTAGTTTTCAGGTTTAAAATGAAGTTACCTACTTCAGGCTTGTCTTTGGATACAAAAAATTGCTGGCCATCTATGTCTATAAAATATGGTGATTGACTTGACATGGTGTATTTTTTTAAACTTCTACTCTACATAGGCCCCAGGTTTACCCTGAAGGAGCATAGTTCCAACTGGAGTTCCAACAGGAGTCACAGTTGAGACTAATCCACTTCAAGGTGAACCAGGAGAGGATGTACAGTCATGAGTTGATATTATTGTTTAGTTCTTTTGTTTGAATCCTTGTAAAGGTTCTTTTCTCTTCTTTCTTCTCTCACTCCCATCAGGTAATGATATAAAAAATAAGCTCCAAGGATACAAGCTACATAGAATGCACCTATTAATGCATTATATAGTGATACTGGGCCATATTCAATGTCATAATCGTAATACATAGTTTTTTGTTTTTTTAAGTTGGTGAAATTGGTGAAATTGATTGTCCATCCTGAGCTGCTGAAATTCCCATCTGGCTTCTTATTGCATCCATTGCAATATCTTGTCTTAATTGGTGATACTGCATTTGTCTTAGTAATCCTTCATCAACCTGATTGCCATATTGCTCTATTACCTCACCAATTGATAAAACTTGTGTGGATGTTGAGGATTCCGGGTATTCATAAATCATACCATTGGCATCAGTGTTTATGACTTGAATGCCTGTTGTACTTAACTGTTGCTGCCATACAGCAAGATCAAAATCAGTGTATTGAGGAATGGCATCTACATTCATCCTGATATTTGATATCCTCTGTGTATCAGGCCCACCCCATTTCTCTGCTCCCCACTCTTGAAATACAGGCTCATTGCAATCAGGACATTTATTGAACTTGTAGCTGTCAAATTTGATACAGCAATTTTTGCAGATGTGCTTCATCATGGCTGGTTAATTTAGGCATAAAGATAGAAAATAATGAAAAAAGCAGGATATAGAGATATCCCGCTTATTTAAATCACCAATTTTAATCTTTACTATGCCAGTAAAGTAAGTTTAAGGCTTTTTGTTATTATCTTCTCTGTGTCTTGTGTTAATTGCATCAAGGACTACTACCATTGCTAATAATAATACACCAATTCCTCCCATAATAATATAGGAGTCAACAAAGCACAGACAGAGTATGGCCAATATGATGAGAATTGTTTTCATGATCATGATGTTAATTGATTTAGTAATGAATGACTGATTAAATATAGGAAGAGTATAGAAATACTCTTCCTTATTCTTCTAAACACTCTAATTGTTGGCACTCCAACTTTTTTATAGTATTCCTACTAAATCTTTTGGTTCATCTGCACAAATATCTGCCATCTCTGCATAATTGATAATGTCACTGAGTTCATTATGGGCATAAGTGATCATGTAGTCTTCATTGCCATGATAATCTCTCATAGTGGTCAGCAGGTCAAGGATTTGATAAAGGGTGTGTACTTCATTCTCATGAGAGTAGTCACTGTTGAATGATCCATCAAAGCTGGCATTCTGTAACAGGACAGAACTGGCAACAATATGAGGGAACACCTTGTATGGGCCATTCCAGTATCCTGAGAGTTTCTCATATACCCTGTGAAATTTACGAATTTGTTTCTTGATTGATGCTAATGTCTCTGGTGACATAACAGATGCTTTTGCTTGTGCAGGCTTTTTAACTGATTGCATAAAATTAAAATTGATTGATTATTGAATTGATTTAAAGAATACTTGTATTGCGGTTTAGATAGTCTCTGAGTTCATCAATGGTGATGTATCCAGAGGATATCAATTGGCCTATTTTATCTACAGGTGGAATTTCTTTGAAGGATAATCCTGCTTCAGACATTAGTGTTCTTATTTCTTCAAGTGATTTAAATCCCATGTGCCTATGCTGCATAACCTCCTTTTCAGTGAGTTTGGTAAGATCACCTAATATGTTGATCTTAAGATGGTGTCTTAGTATATTGTAACACCTGACACTGAGATCAAGGTCTTCTATTGATGTATCAAAATGTGATGACATGATTAATTATTGAATTGATTTAAAAAATACTTTTATTTGACACCATCAATTAGAAGCCTGTCATAACAGGTTGTACACTTGAAATCAAGATAGATGGTATTGTGGCCAAAATAACCCTTTCCTACCCACTGGTTTGGAGTTCCTGCTGAACCATTGTAATTCTTTCTTGCAAAGACCTCATTCAGGGTGAAGGTTAAATCTGGTGCCAGCTTTATCTTGGTAAAAATATATTCCGGGTTGCAGCAATCCTTAAATCTCATCCTGAGTGTACCATCTGCATTAGCTGTGACAGTAGTGATAAATGAATTAGAGCCAACTCTGTAAACAAATTGCTTGTAAGTTCCCACAACATCTTTTGATAAAACATTCTGGTCAGTGGAATTATTGCCTTTGTTGCAGCTCATAGTGATAGTGCCTAATACAAATAGGCAGATTAATAACTTTTTCATTAACTTAAAAATTGATTGATTAAAAAAAAATAGGTATAATCCAAGTCCACCATAGGATGAGACTTGCAATTCTCATCCTTGCAGGGGAAGACTCACATTGCAAGGGTTTAAGCCTTCTTGGATGCTATGGTAAGATTATACCTAATAAGTTGAATTATTTCGGGGCATGATGCTGGCATTTATCACCGGCAACTTTTACTGTCATTTTACAGGGGATCTTCTTTGAAGTCATTACACCACATCTGGGAGTTAGTGGTGAATGATGTTTGCAAAATCCATCTGCTAATGTCATGGTTGATTTACAGGGCTGACCTTTAGTTGTTGTGCCTTTGCATGGGTCTTTGGCAAAGCTGGCTATACTAATTAATAGTATAGCAAGTAAAAGCGGGAGTTTACGGATCATGAGTTTATTTTAATAAATTTTAGGTCTGGGTTTAGTCCTTACTGGAGGAAGATCATGTGTCATAAAGAAATGAAACATATCCACATAAGCAGTTAATCTTCCAATGACTGTCACTGTATAATGCTTATCATTAATCTCCTCTGTAATCAGGCTTCTGTAAAAGGAATGATGAGTCATTTTAAAATGAGCCAAATCCAGTAAATCAATCATGTCAGTGGTGTTACCACCTCTTGCTCTCAGGTCATGAATGATGGTATTGATTAGCTGCTTCAAATACTGATCCAGCTCACTCTTTTTTTGTAGAGTAAGCTGGGTATTTGGGACGGTGGGAAATAATTTAAATTCCATGTTTGCCAAAGATTTTTAAATAAGAGTATGTAATGTAAGAGTTCTTCCTGAACATTAACCAGCTCTGATCAATTTGCCTGAAGCCAAAGCCCTCAATGAGGTAAGTATCTCCATCACTGATGTCCACAATGATATCTCCAACAGAAGTTGATCTGTGTCCACCTAATGCATAGGTGGGATTTAAATCATTCTGGGTCATTCTGAATACATCATGGAGATCAGGGACATCAATTTCACAAATCTCTTCATACTCATAGAAATTGGGTTTGCACTGGTAGTTGAGGTGTCCACCTCTTGGGTGGAACACCTTGAATCTGTGTGTGGTCATGGTAGGTAGGGATTAATAATTATTTAATTTTTATTAGTAGTTAATCTTCCATTTCATAGCATACTGCGTAGTTATCATACTTGACAAAAATCCAAAAACTTTTATCAGTGTAATCAAGAACAAGCCTTACTTGGCAGGATTTTCCATCTTTATCCCTGCATACATACTCATTGACCTGTTCAGTCTTGCTTTTTGGCAGCTCAAGTTTTTTGATATACCTGAATGAGGACTGGGCTTCATTTAGAATATAAAGCCTTCCGGGTTCCATAATAATCTTCATCCTTTCTTCTTCGCGATTATCATATTCATATTGATTTGTCACCTCACTCCAGTAACCAATGGTTACATGTTTAGTGTAGATGACTTTGGGTTCCTGTGCCCTGCTGACTATTACAAACAGGATTAGGAATCCTGCAACCATACTTAACTTTTTCATTTGTACTTTGATTTGATTGATGATTTAAATAATAAAAGTAACCCCGGACATTATCCTTTTTCATACTTAGTTATAAGTATTACTGGAGATAATGCCGGAGCTATGTGAAGGTTTATCCCTACTACCTACAAGTTGCGCTAGTTTATATCAGCAAGGGAGTTCCTGAATTTGCTCAATAGTCCATAATTTCATGTAAGCCTTACCCAACAGCATTCCCAGCATTATTAATTGCTGTGATGTGTACTGGTCAGGTATGATCATGAAATAGCACACTTCTTCATTTACTAATCTTCTCTGAATATCAACATCAGGAAAATCATTGTTGAGTGTGTTGACTGTTGGAAATAGCATATCATAACTGATTTGATGCTCCATATATCTGGTGTTTTGGTGATTTAAAAATATAGCCTGCACTCTCCTGGCCTGTGGCCTGAATGCAGGGCTTTTGATATACAATAGTACTTGGATACTATAAGATTGTTATTAAATAATCCAATGGTTACACCAGTAGTGTCTGTCCAAGGACACTCACTGCCTGCCATTGAATAAGAGCCTATATTCCGGTACTGGGTATATCTTCCAGTTCCTTACATTCAGCCCTTTTGGTTTATTAATATATGAACCCTTATGGGTTATAATCAAATTAATGAAAATGAAAATGAAAACAAGGCTGCTGATCCATGTATTAGTGTTGCATTGCTGTCAACTCTGAACATATAGCACTTTATAGCACCTTGAAAAATCAATCCTGAATAAGAGTGGCTTGCTCAAGATTCATCTCCCACTCATCAGGGTCAGTGGCCTCAGGATGGCCTTTAAGCAGGTCTGCATAAGCACCTTCTTTGGTGGTATGCCAGCTTGTTAAGGGATGGATGACACATGAATGAGTCTCTTCCCAGTAATAACGGTAAATGGTCATAAACAAGGATGCCCTGTTTTGTCAGAGCAATAATTTAAAAAGAAAGACAGGCTACGGTGCTTTATTACACCAGAACTCCTGTCTTATTGCTGTATCCCATGAGGGCCACCCCACAGGTGAAAGTTGTATGTACACTCAGGCAGTATTGGCCCACTTACCTGAATGGAGGGTTTATTTTCCAGCAATCATACAACAAGACTGCTTTATTTTATCCCTCGGTTTTGTTCTTAAATGAAATGAAATTAAATATAGTGCTGGTTCTCCCACTTTTTCTCCTTTTGGAATTTATTTTAATTCTACTCAGGATTACAGTCCAGTTTTTGATACTCCATGATTACTTCTTATCATGTTTCTCTCACCACCTTCTTTTGGGATTTGGACACTATGTTTAAAGAAGTTTAAAATACTGCATGGCCCCTGCCTTTTTTAGGGTGTTTCTAATGCTGTCATCCAGTGACAGTAGGATTATTCACTACACCTTGTGCACTTAAGTGTGTGTACCACAGCAGTATTTTAATATTTTATTCCTCTGTAGAGACTAAGAAACCAAAGATATTGTGAAATTGCTCTGATGTCATGTGATCATAAGCATATTCTTCTCCATCTGTAGAAATGTATCTGCAAGAGATATAACCACCAGGAGTTACATTGATCTGCTTGATGACAATCTGTGGCATAGGGCTTGGACACTCCATTCCATCACATGTACATTCACCATCACATTTGATGTGATTTAGATCTTTGCAGATGTGGCCAGTTGGAGGTTGAGCAAATGCTGCAATCCTTAATTTGGCTTTAGGTTTCATGTGACCAGATTTAGAATCACAGGAAACTAAGGAGATGAGTACTGCTAAAGCTAAGCAGAACAAGATAGTATGAATTGTATAGCTTGCTTCTGGGTTTGATGATTTAGATGTCTTTTTCATGAGTAATGAGTTGGGTTTAGAGTATGATTAAAATGGTAATTCTTCAATAGTTTCATAGGTATCAAAAAATAGGACTTCCCACTGCCAGTCTTCCTCATTGAACTTCATTAGATAATGAGCTGGTTTGACAATCATCTCTTCATAGTCAATGTAATCAGAAAGAATGGGTTCCTGAGTCTCATCATGATGGGAATTTACCCAGTTTGTGATGTGATAGAGGACAGGATTGAGTGTGTTGCTGGAATAGAGCTGTTTTAGCTTTGTCATTTGATTAAAATTATAGGTGATTGAGAAACTATGAGATAAACTTGGCAACTGTCATCCAATAGCCAATCTTTCTGCGTAGTATAGGTGCACAATGGGTGATAATACCATTTTGGATAACAAATCCTGCACACAGATAGGTATTAGTTACCTGATAGAGTCCATCTTTCATAATTAAAGGCTATTAAAATTATAGTTAAGGCAAGATTTGCATGTTTTTTAGATGCACAAATAACTAATCACCAGGTACTGAGCAAGTTAGCTATGCTTTTAAGCCTCAAAGTGCTCCGAGTTTAACCTAATAGTTAGCATTAACATAGCATTCTGGTAATGGCATCGGAGATTAGTGGGGGTTGTTAGGGTATGGAATTATATACCCAATTTAACCTTATTCCTACCCAATATACTTTAACATTTCATTAACAATAACTCCAGTCTCTCTAATCTTCTTGACCTCCACTCTCTCTCCTACTTACTAACATTTGTAAGCCATCAAGTACAAATACTCACTTTTTACCGTATTTTTCCATGCCAAAATAGTAAAAATACGGTGCAACTTTTTTCATTAATCCTTTGATTATCAATCTATTAACTTTGCGGAAAACGATTTCCCCCCTGCACCCCCTTTTTTTATATAGAATAGGGGAAGATGATTAGGAAGATGATTTGTTGTGTGGTGGGGAGAGGGTATAAGTGGTGAGGGAGAGGGTGAATGACTGTAAGTTATGGTATTTTTCTGACATTTCCAAATATATTTATTCACAATAACCTATCTCCCTTTTCTATGAAGGCAATAAAAAAAGAAGGATACACCTCTTATAGGTGTACCATTCTTAACTCATTTCCCAAGGAATTCATCCCAAGGAGTAGGAGGAGTATTCCTATTCCTCTTACCAACTGCCTTGATGACCTGCTCAGTGAGATTCTTCAGCTTATCTGAAATCAGTTGGGTATGACCTGCTGCTGTGATAGGCATGAAGAATGTCACTACCCACTCTCCATTCCTGCAATCACACTCTTCCCATCTTACAATGAATGGATAATGTTCAAGAGTAGCAGGAATAACAGGAGTGCTAAATGCATCTAGAGTAGACAGGTAATCAGAGAAGGCATACATCTCAGGAGTCCAGCTTGACATAGGAAGAAATTGTAATTGCATAAAAGACTAATTTATAGAATTAAAGAATGGTGAAATTAAAAGTGAAAGTATCTTGATAGCCTACTCATCCCATAAGGACAGTAAACTGCATTGCCTCAAATCATTGCTGTCTGAGTTTTACCAAGATACTTGTTACTACAGTAAACTGTAGCCTGATAGGGACTGCACCAACTAAATGGTCTGGTTCTATCTATGACTAATTTAAAAAAATAGCTTGACAGGTACAGGTGTATCTGCTACATTGTTCATGTGCTTCAACCTTTCACCATCAAACTAATTTAAAAAAAAGGACTGCTGTTGCAGCCAAGAATTAGTGGGGGTTGCTCGGATATGAAACCAGAAGCAGAAAAGATTAAAAAACGAAGGGGAGAAATTCCCCCCTTCGTGAAGGGCCACTCTTAGAGTGTACCCAAAAGTTCCTTAGGCGTGATGATCACAATCCTGGTGTAAGGCAGCTTACTAGCATCTGTAGGAGTAACCGTAGATGTTTTGTAAGCCAGCTTATCGAAGGACTTGTCAGCCACAATGATGTTATACACATCATCATGCATGGTGACCCTGACCCTATTGGTATCGTCCCAATGAGACACCCAAGGTTGAGGCAGATTCTGCTCATCAACCTGACGTGAAATGTTAAGAACTGGGATACCAATAGCGAGTTTGATCTGAGAAATGTTCATAATAATGACATTTAAATTGTGAAGGAAATATGTAATACCAAGAATTAATGGGGGCTGATAGGGTATTGTGTGTATACAGTTAAGATGTACATACATTGTACAACTGTTCAGTCTGTACCACACAGTGATGAATGATTGATCTAAGATTAGTGGGTGCTGGTAGGATGTTCTGCACCCTACCTGTCATGAGCTATCACTACACTAGGTGTGTGTAGCCACAGGAACACTCATGATATATTAGCAGCCACGGAAAAGTGCCTCTGCCTATGATGGCGGGGGAGTCTTTGTCCAAGGATTAATGGGGGCTGCTCGTGTAGGGTGGATCACCTTCACACTCCTACTCTAAAATTTTTTTATACTCATCTTAATACCAAAAAAAATTTTAAGTGTCTCATTGACCTTACCTTTGTCTCTCTTATCATCTGGTTGGTGATAAAGTTTTCATTTTTCGTAGTATATGTTTTTTTTAAAATTGGTTCACCCTCTGTTTCTACAGGGGGTTTCCTTTTTGACTATCTTTAACCTTATTTCATCTACTATGCCTGATGATTTCAGAAATTGGAACACGATTAATACAATGGTCTACAGGATGTGGGATCAGTTCATCAAAAATCCTGACTCCAACCAGATCATAGGCTCTAACCTCACCCCTCCCTTGACCAATGATAACATTCAGGCAGCAGCCAGCCCTCTTTACTACATCTTAGGTGACGGAGTTAAGAAAATTACCATGTCTTCCTCTCCTCCCTCCAGCCCTGAACCCGGAGATATCTGGATTGATACCTCTTAAGTCTCACCTCCTCCTCACCCCTACTCAGGTTTACCCTGAAGTGGCTTAGTTACAATTACCACTCATCTACTAATACTTAAATAATCTCTCATGAACTCAGAAAAACTTAATATCAATGACAGCTTCAACGCTAATACCATCAAATCTCCCACTCTCCCCATTGATCACCTTGATCTTAAGGGAAAATATCACTTCCAGTGCTTTGATTGTCATGGAAATCTCAAATGGGAGGACACTATTGATAACCTCGTTGTCAATGTTGGAAAGAATCTCACCCTTGATACAATCATGGCAGGTGCAGCATACACTGTAACAGGCCCTTTCATGGGTTTGGTCTCCTCAGTTGGCTATTCTGCTATAGTTGCAGGTGATACAATGGCTTCACATGCTGGTTGGACTGAAGCTGGACTGGCTAATGCCCCAACTTACACAGCCCCACGCAAAACTGTAGTCTTTAATGCAGCCTCAGCAGGCTCAAAAACCACAACTGCAGCCCTGTCTTTTGCCATTACTGGTGCCGGCACTGTAAAAGGAGCTTTTATTGTCCTTGGAACAGGTGCAGTCTCTACCATTGACAACACTGCTGGAGTTCTCTTCAGTTCTGGTCTCTTTACTGGTGGTGACAGGCCAGTGGTGAACACAGATACTCTTAATGTAGCCTATACAGTTTCAGCTTAAACCCCCCTCCTCCTGCCATGCCCAGAAGATTAGAGATGGTTATATCACAGAATGGAGCAGCTACCGGAAGAAATCAGGGAGCATGCACTTATTATCTTATCCAGACTCCTACTGGTGTACTGTACTATGTCTACATTGATGCTGCTGCGGATATAAGCTTTAAAAAGTCACTGGATGGAGGATTTACATGGTCAGTGGGTACAGTTGTTTATACAGGTACAGCTTTTAACCTGTCTGTCTGGTATGATAAGTGGTCAGGACTGTCCTCTGGTCTTATTCATTGTTCTTTCGTGGAAACAGTAGGGCATGATTGTCTTTATCGCACTATAGACACTGACTCTTCAGATACTCTCTCAACTACTTCTACTGTTATCTTTGCAGGAGCTTCAGCAGTACTGGCAGGAAGCTTCATGAGCATTACCCGTAGCAGGGGAGGAAATGTATATTGCAGGACTCAAATAGATAATGGCACTGAAGGAGGTTTCTTCAGGCTTACTAATGCCAATGTCCCAAATGGTGTATGGGATACCAGAACAATCAATGAAGCTGCTGCAACCACAGATATGATGATTCTTATGCCGGGTTTTGCCACTGATAACAATGACATTATCGGCATATTCTGGGATATCTCGACTAATGAAGTTAGCAGACAGCTTTATGATGACTCAGCTAACACTTGGGCTGAAACTTTAATTTCTGCTTCAATGGCTGATAGTCCTGCATCCATAGCCTTCTCTAACTTTTCAGCAGTACCAGACCTTACCAATTCCCGTATTATTCTAACAGCATGGAATGGGGTTGATACTCTCAATGCTGACTTACAGGCATGGATAATTACTGAAACAGCTATCACTGCCCTCACTAATGTTGTCAACAACTCAGTGGATGATCAGGGATTATGTGCTATCACCCTTGACCTTGTCACTAACTACTGGTATGTCTTCTATGCTGGTAAATCTGATGGCTCTGAGACATGGCCTACATCAATGAATATGTATTATAAGATTTCAACAGATGCAGGAACAACCTGGGGAGCTGAGACTCTTATGACAAACCAGCAATATAACCTTACAGGGATATATACTGTTCCAAGATTGTACATTAAGCCTAATCCCATCATACTTTCAATAGATGCAAATGCTGATGAATACAGGATATCAGTGGACATAACTAAACCAAGAGCAAGATTGCAATTAGGAATTTAATTAAACCCCCCTCCACTTACTATGGCGGCCCCTTATAATCCACCAAAAAAGAATGAAGATTTCCTGATCAGGATTTCGCTGGAAGACTATGCTAGTGCAGGAGACTTTAAATCCAGTCCTACTATTGCTGCTGGTGATTTCAAGGTCTCTATAGATGGTGGTGCTCTTACTGATCTTGCTACCCTGCCTACAGTATCACCTGCAGCTTCCATATTAGTCCTGCTCACCTTATCTGCCTCTGAAATGAATGGTGATGTAATTACAGTGGTAGCTATAGACCAGACCTCTCCCAAAGAATGGGCTGATTTTGTTCTTAGCATTCCTACTACAACATAATCATAAATGCCAGCAACCTTCAAGATATTCTTCGGTAATATTCCTCCTGTTGCTGGTGGCACTACTTATAATGAAGCCATTACTGAAGCTCTTGCCCTCAGTGATTCTCCTTCCACTACTATTATCATTGCTACTCTCACTATCACTGAAGCATTAGCTCTTACTGATATCTCTTCAGTCACCATCACTATCATTACCAATGTCATTACAGAAACCATTGCGCTTACTGATGCTCCTGCTGCCCCTGTTGGTGGCAGTACATATAATGTATCTGTGTCTGAAGTTCTGTCTCTTGCTGATTCTCCTTCTGCCACTATCATTTTTGTCACTGTATCTGTTAGTGAAGCTATGGCTCTTAGTGATACTCCTTCTGTTACCATCACTATTGCCACTGTTTCAATTACTGAAGCTCTCTCCCTGACTGATGCTATTACTCCTACACAGGTAATGTCTTCATCTGTTCTTGAGGCTATGGCCCTCATTGATGAAATAGTTGGACTCACTGGAAGTGTACCTGCCATAATAGATGAGACCATGACTCTGGCTGATCTTCTCAGCTCATCTCTTATCACTTCAGCCTCAATTACAGAAGCACTTGCTCTGGCAGATGCTCCCTTCAGTTCTCTCATTAGTAACAGAGCTATCAATGAAGCTCTCTCCCTATCAGATGCTCCATCAGCTTCAGGAGCATTCTCAGCCATTATATCAGAGCTGATGGGTCTCACTGATACTATCATTTCCACTAATGTTTACTTAGTCAATATCACTGAACCTCTGACTCTCAATGATAGCTATCTCTCTTCTTCTGCTTACCTGATGGTGATAGCTGAGACTATGACCCTTGCTACTCAGCAAACCAGCAGGATGACTTACTTAGCTCCTCTTGCAGAAGCTCTTACTCTTAGTGATAGTCCTTCTTCTTCTATGTCATTTCTCAGTACTATCATTGAAGCTCTTACACTCTCAGATCTGATATCCTCCCAGTCTGCTATCATTGCTTCCATTAATGAAGCCCTCGCCTTAACCACTACCCAATCAGGTACAGGTTCATACACTATTGTTTTGCTTGAAGCCATGAATCTTCAGGATTACTCCAGTCCACCAGCTAAGATGAAATTCTGGAATGGAGTAGCGTGGCAGGATATTGATGTTTTGGTTGTAAAGACCTAATGAGCTATCTTTAATATGCACTTGGGTAGTGTGTACCCCAGGTTGTAGAAACTTTTGCATATTTTTTTTGTTTTTTGTATTACGGCTTTGTCTTTGATTGAAATGAAAACCCTGTTATTCCTAATAGGGTTTTTTTATGGTACATAAATTGATTTCTTCACAGTACCATCCTTTTCACTTAAGAAACGTCATCAAATGAAACCAACATGAGTATAATCCTATTGTTTCTGATTGTGGTATTATTCGCTGTTTTGTTCTGGGCCAATAATACTTATGTAACCCCCGGAATCCCAAGAATAGCAATCAATATCCTGTTGATCATTATAGGGATATTATACCTGCTTCATATCATGGGAGTGAATACAGGGGTGAACTTCAAGACTTAGGCATAGTAACTTTTTCTTTTGTACCCATCTCCTAATAATCCCTGATAAAGAGTCATTATCAGGGATTCCTATTATAAATCTGACAATACATAAATTTATTTGGAAATTACATTTTAGTATGTAATTTTGCATCAGACTTAAGTAAGATTTTTACATACTAAAATTAAAACTATGAGTATGTTTAAGTTGGATGAGGTGAGTTTCAGCACTTAGCAATGAGACTAAGCAAAGAAGTTACAAGTGCTTAAGTGCTGATATTCCCCCAAACTCTTCCCCTCTCGACATTAAAGTAACACACATTATGCCTATTGAGACAGAACTTACAGGGGAGCAAGCAGTAGAAATAACCAATAGGATTGGAATTAGCAGGATGGTCTTCGATAACCAGTCCTGCTTTTGTTTTCTAAAGGATGGATCAGCTATTGAATTCACCATTGACCTTGACCTGTCCTTATCCAAACATGAATTCAGATTTTTTCATAAGGTCTTCTTACCACTAGACAATAAGCCAGTAATGCCATGATGCCAAAAGGATTGAATATTCCCATCTTCCATGATAATGAGATTACTATGTCCATGACTGCCAACCATGAGGGATACTCTTTACAGATGTGTGATGTCAGGGAGCTGATGTTCTACCAGATAGATGCAGTGGGAATATTCGTTGACATCAATGATGGGAACAGGGACTATGGGGAGATATACAGCAGTGGTAAGAAGTTCATCAGTATTATGCCACAGCACCAGCTAATCAACAGGATAGAGAAACATCTCAAGGCACTCATTCCCCTCACCTTATCCTAGACCAATCATATACTACCAATGGATCAATACATTAGAAAAACATTAAGACTCTCTACTGACAAATACTATGAGATTCATCTCAATCTTATTAATTGTATTCTCCCCATTAAGATGACCCCAAGGGAGATAGAGGTCATTGCTGCTTTCATGGCTCTGGAAGGAGACATAGCCACTTACAGGTTTGGGCCTTCAGCCAGGAAAATTGTAATGGCTAAACTTCATCTTTCTCCGGCAGGATTATCTAACTTTATGAAGTTCTTATTTGACAAAGGAGTGTTGGAAAGGCAAGGGGATATGATAAAAATATACCCCTTGCTTATTCCTAATGTAGATGAACAGAAATATCTGTTTAAATTAGTGAATCTCAGTACTATCACTGTCTCACAAAACAATAATAACCATGAGTAAGACACAGTTAAATGACACACAGCATAATCCCGTAGACATCACTCATCCAAGACCCATGAAGCCTCATGAATATTATAACCTGCATGTAAGACAGGAAGGACAACCAGTTATTACTGAAGCTGAGTTTAATGCCGGCCTCCATAAAGAGGCTGCTTTTGTTGAGGGATTGGATAAGATAGAAGCTGATTTCAATAAGGCTATGGAAATCCTCACCAAAAAATACAGGTAATATGCCCATCTTAACACAGGATCAGGCTATTGAACAGTACTATGAATCAGTAAAAGATCAGTACCCTGACATGGACTTTCTCACCTTCTCTGACATTTGCAGAACTCCTTCAGAGTTTATTAAACACTGCATAAGACAGGATAATATTCCTATCATTCATGTCAAGTACCTTGGTAAGATAAGGACTTACAGGACAAGGCTTAAAAGGATCATATACATATATACAAAAAGGGTAGCACTCAATAAGGATACTCCGGAAATAAGACAGGCTTACATAGATACTATTGATTATTTACGCAGGTACATGAAACACCTTGATGAGTATGACAAAAAAGAGATTAACGAAGAGCAGGAATCTGGTTGACATCTGGCATTACTTCCTTGGTTACTATAGATACTGGATATTCTATAATAATAAACTCAGGTGGATGATGAGAAATCACATACATGAGCAGATACAGTACAGGATAAGATGGATGGATGTTGATTGCTATTCTGAAGGTTCCTGTAAGTTATGTGGCTGTGCTACCACAGCTTTACAGATGGCAAACAAATCCTGTGATAAACCCTGTTATCCTCCTATGATGAATGCTGACCAGTGGAGAAGATTCAGTGTCAATCAGTCAGTGGTGTGCATCAATGAACAGTGTTGGGAGCAGGAATATCAGCAGTTTGGAAAACCTAAATTATTAAACGATAAATCTAAGGTGCATGTTACTGAGAAATTCTATTGATCTTGGCCATGTAAGAGCAGGGCAGACTATCCATGTGAAATTTCCCTATGACTACATGGGTGAAATCCTTGATGTAAAGAGCACCTGTGATTGTGCCACTGTTTACAATGATACAGCCAGTCATGAAATTGTTATCACTTACAAGCCCAACTCTGTACCCAAGCAGTTAATGGTTCAGGGCTGGTACAAGGCTAATAAGACTGTCACTATCCAGTACACTTCTCAGGATGGAACAACAGTGACAGAGGAACTGAAGTTCACAGCAAGGGTAGGAAGATAAACATATACACATGAAAATACTCAGGATCATTAAGTCTTTGTTCAGGGCAGCAGCTCCCATTAACACCCTCACTACCACTACCAAGGAACCTGAGCTGGAAACTCTGCAGGCCAAAGTGATGGAGACTAACTTCTTTATCAGGAAGAACAACTTAGTTGAGGAGTTTGCTTACATTCCTACTCCTGTCTACTCTGCTAACTTTGAGAACCCACAGATCATAGGATGGTTACAGGCTGATGGAAGCATTATTAATAACCAGCCCTTACTTGGTTCACTTATAAAAGAGGAGTACAAGGGATATATGCTTATGGCTGATACAATCAGTGAGATGAAAATGCAGAAGCTCTATGTTGATTATGGTGATACAGATGGTCTTCTCACTATTGAAAAGTATCATGAAGAACAGAAGTTCAAGGAAGCCACTCATGAAGAGTTATTGGCAGATGATGTGGATTTGCTTGAGAATAAGATGCTGCCACCAGCCCAACCTAACACTACTGTACCTTATACAGATGGATTAGATAACACAATTAAACAGACTACAGGATGCTTTGGGAAATAGTTAATGGAGTGCTCATAGTCAGTGAACATGCTCTGATGATAGAACCCTTCTCTTCCATTTGGGAAGCTGATAAGAGTGAAGGTCATTCAAGGGCAAGGCAGTTATTCAAATATGTGGAACTGGTATGCTCACCTAAGAAATCCAATCCTTACTTTGGATATAGTGAAGAGGACAGGCCAGCTAAAGTAAAGAAGGAGGTTTATAAAGACGAACACTATCCTGATACTGACTTCATGATCCAGTGCATTGATAAGTACAAGGAGTTGCTGGATGACTACTCTCCTTCCTATGGCTTACTTACCTCTGGTCTTGTAGCCTCTGAGAAACTGAAGAACTATTTCAATACCTTTAACTTCAGTGAGAGAACAAGGACAGGAATGATGATCATCAAGCCTAAAGAAGTGGCAGCAGCTCTGAAAGAACTGCCTGATGTGGCTAAAGGAGTGGAAATAGCAAGAAGTAAGGTCAACTTTGAACTGGTGGAAGAGTCAAGGACTCGTAACTCAAGGAAGATAGGTCAGTATGAGAGATAATCACCTAACATGTCCAGTTGGCTGAGGGGCTAAAGCACAGGTCTGCAAAACCTGGGACACTGGTTCAAATCCAGTACTGGACTCCAACCTAAAAACATATACTATGTCACACACAGAAGAACTAACAGATGAAGGCAGGCAAATGTGGGAGAACATTGCCAATTATGAAAAGTTGATAAGCAGTAAGTATGTCACTCCTTCTGAGAAGAAGGTAAGGACTAAATTAAACATCTTTGAGATACAGCTTCTCTTCATGAGAGATGAGATCAGGAGGATGATCATTAACTCAACAAGAGTGGTAAGGGACTGTGATGATATCATCAGCACCTACACCTCAAAGGAAGAGTACATAAGCAGTGATGCTAAAGTAGCAAAACAGATCCACCTCAATCTCATAGTAAGGCTTAACAGGCTGCTTGAGTATGAGAGTGTCTTTGATGAACATATTGAATTGACACCAGACAGAGAAATTAATACTTTATTTTATGACAGCTTTAAAAACAGGTAGCCAGTGAGCACAAGGTTTATAACCAATCAGGTCAGGAATGAACAGGGAGTATGGTTAAACACACAGGTATTCAGGGAGGAGGCCATTGGCTTCAGGAAGAATGGATACTATTGTACTGACCCTGAAGGCTCACACCAGTACACAGAGTACTGGGATACTATGCTGGACAGGTGCATCAATGGATACAGTAGTGGTGGGGTGAAGATAACACAACACCACTATTTTTATTTGAACTTCACACAGATCAAGATAGCAGAGGAGAAGGGAGGTAAGATAGCAATCAAGGAGGTGAAAGCTCCTGATTTCTGGGATGGGGACTTTGCATTTTTCTGGGCCATTGAGATAGCAAAAAATGGCCTGTTCACTGATGAGGCTTTAGCTCCTTCCACTAAGGAACAGAGAGCTGAGTACTGGAGACTTGAAGCTGAGAGGGTGAGAATTAGTAATGCTCTTGAAATAAATGATACAACCAATTTCCAGTATGTTGACCCTGATGGTGTACTTAAAAAGAACTCTGATCTCAGAACTATCCTTGAGGAGAAAGTTCTTAAAAGTCTTGCTCTTCCTTTTACCATTGAAGTTGATTGGAGGGATGGAGGACATCACATTATCATTGGTAAATCCCGTAGAAAAGGTTACTCATATAAAAACGGAGCTATCTGTGCCAATGTCTACAACACTATTCGCAAGTCTCAGACTATCATTGGGGCTTTTGACAAGAAATATCTCTACCCTGCTGGTACAATGGGTATGGCTTCTGAATATCTATCCTTCCTCAATGACAAAACAGCTTGGGGAAAGGCAAGGGAATATGTTGATAAGGCAGAACATAAGAGGGCCTCCTTCAGGGAAATGAATGCACAGGGTATGCCAGTGGAAGCAGGCTATATGTCAGAGATAATGGCAATAACATTTGCAGATAATCCTGAAGCAGCCAGAGGTAAAGACCCCAAGGTAGTTCTGTTTGAAGAGTCAGGAGCTTTCCCTAATCTTAAGGAGAGCTTCAGGAAAACCTCACCAAGCCTGTCAGCAGGTAAATATATTACAGGACAGATCATCATCTTTGGTACAGGTGGTGATATGGAATCTGGCACTGCTGACTATGCAGATATGTTCTATCATCCCAAGGAAGATAACCTCATGCCATTTGTCAATGTATGGGATGAGGATGCAGAGAATTCCTGTTGTGGCTTCTTCCATCCTGTTACATGGAACATGGAAGGCTACTATGATGAACAGGGAAACAGTGATATCATAGGAGCAACCAAGGAAGAGAAAACAGTAAGAGCAAAGATCATTGCCAATGCATCTGACTCTGGCTCTATCCAGCAAAGAGTACAGGAGCATCCTTTCAATCCAATGGAGGCATTCTTAATGGTCTCCATGAATGACTTCCCTGTAATTGAACTGCGTAATCAATACAACAGGGTGATGAGAGAGAACCTGCATCTCAAATATGGGCAGGCATGCTTTCTTGAAAGAAGGGAAGTCAATCAACCAGATACCTATACAGATGATGGACATAAAATCCCCGGTAAGAAATACATCATCAAGGCAACACCTGATCTGGATGGATACCTGCAGCCACTCTGGGATTACAAACCAAAGACCAAAGACCTTAAAGGCTCTGTTGTCATCTATGAATACCCAATTCCCAATGCCCCTCGTGGTCTCTACAAGATGGGCTTTGACCCTTACAGACAGGATCAGTCAACCTCTGTCCTCCCTTCTTTAGGCAGCATCTATGTTTACAAAGCAAATCATAAGTTCAGTTATAGCTCCAACAGGATAGTAGCACAGTACATAGGCAGACCTTATGATCCTGATGATGTGAACAGGATATGTGAAATGTTAGCAGAGCTTTATGGAGCAGAGATCATGCATGAGAATGAGGTCACTCATGTTAAAAAATACTTTGAACGTAGAAAAAAGTTACATTTGCTTGCTGCTCAGCCTGATGGTGTTATCTCTAAAGCTATCAACAATTCCAAGGTAGCAAGAGTCTATGGTGTTCACATGGCAGAGAAACTTAAAGATGCAGGAGAGAAATACATTAAGCAGTGGTTATTAGATATACGTGATTATGACGAAAATGGATATGCAGTTCTTAACCTTGAAACTATTTATGATCCTGCATTGCTTGAAGAGTTGATCTTCTACAACAGACAAGGTAACTTTGATAGGGTGATGTCCTTCATGATGGTCATGTTCCAGATAGCAGAAGAAGAAGAGAACAAGGTACATGGTGAGAATAATGGCTCATCCAATGCCAGTGACTTACTTGAAATGATGAAGAAACAATTTAAACATTCAGCCTGATGAACACCAAGTATCTTAACAATAAACAGAGGATAAGTCAGAGAAAGAAAGATGCAAATGATAAACAGTGGTATAAGGATCAGGCAAACCTGTTAGATACTAAATCCTTTAATGGTACAAATTTCATGGCCTTTAGTGGCCTCTCAGAATATAAGCGCAAGAAAGTCAACTATGACTTATTCAATAACATCATAGACATACAGGATTTCACTTATGTATGTCAGCCCTTTGGTTCAGAGGTAGGAGACCTCCCCGCAAATTTCACCAACAGGGATATAGTTTCAGGAAAGATAAAAGTTCTCATGGGCATGGAGATGAAGATGCCTTTCTCATGGAAGGTAGTAGCTGTCAATGAAGATGCTACTACCAGAAGGGAGCAGAAGGAGACTGAACTGCTGAAAGAGTTTGTGACATCACAGGTGATGAGACCCATAAGAGAGCAGATTGAAGCACAGGTCATGGCTCAGACCAAGGGAAGGAAGCTCACCCCTGAAGAAGAACAACAACTTAAACAGCAGATAGAAGAAGAGACCAAAGCACAAACTCCTGAAGAAGTAAGAAAGTACATGGTAAGGGATCATCAAGACCCTGCTGAAGCCATGACTCATCAAATTCTGGAGTACCTCATCCTCAAGGAGAAAGTGGCAGAAAAGTTTAATAAGGGCTGTAAACACTCCCTGATAGCCGGAGAAGAAATATATTGGGTAGGTATTCTCAATGGTGAACCCTGTCTTAAAGTCATTAATCCCTTATTCTTTGACTATGATAAATCTCCTGACCTTGATTATATTGAAGATGGAGAGTGGGCAGTATATGAATACAGGCTCTCTCCTTCAGAAGTAGTAGCCAGCTTTGGTTCTGAACTTTCTGAAGATGATATTGATAAAATCTACACCTATCATCATAATCCCGGAGCTGCTCTCAGGGATGCTGAATTCACTTTCAATGAAGATTACAATGATCCTTATACTATAAGGGTAGTCCATGCTACATGGAAGTCTCTGCGCAAAACTGGATTCCTGACCTATCTTGATAAGAACAACAGGGAGCAAATGAAGCTGGTGGATGAGAATTACAAGTTCAATGAAATGGCAGGGGATATCACCCTTGAATGGGAATGGCTACCTGAAGCTCATGAGTGCTATAAGATTATGAGTGACATCTTTGTTTATGCAAGAGCCATCCCAGGTCAGCATAAGGACTTGGACAATCTCTATGTCTGCAAACTTCCCTACTGTGGTGCAACCACTGATAACCTCAATTCTCCTGTCACCTCTGCAATGGACAGGATGAAGGGATATCAGTACTTCTATGATGTTATTCTCTATAGGGTTGAATTGATGATGGCTTCAGACAAAGGAAAGAAGCTGGCCATGAACCTAAACTCTATTCCCAAATCTGCTGGTATTGATATCAATAAGTGGACTTACTTCTTTGAGGCAAACTCTATTGCATGGCTTAATCCCAATGAGGAAGGCAACAGGGGAGGAGGAGATGTTACCAACATGGTGAAAGAAATTGACATGTCCCTTGCCTCATCCATTGACCAGTATATCAAATTTGCAGAATATATTGAACATAAATGTGGAACAAGCATTGGGGTCACTCCACAGATGGAGGCACAGATTGGCCCTAATGAAGCAGTGTCAAATACAAGGCAGAACTTGGTTCAGTCCTCTCATATCATTCAGCCTTACTTTGAGCTGCACAACTCTGTCAAAGGCAATGTCCTTGAGAGATTAGTAGAGACAGCCAAAGTAGCTTATGCTGGTTCCAAGCCACGCAAGCTGGTCTATATCCTTGATGATATGACCTATAAGATGATCACTATTGATCCTGAACTACTGGATTCCTCCACTTATGGTCTGTTCATATCCAATTCTTCCAAGGCTGCTGATGCCAAAAGAGCAGTGGAAGGCTTAGCCCAAGCTGCTATGCAGAATCAGCAGGCTGACCTTGCTGATATCATCAAGGTTATCAGGTCTGAATCTGTTACTGAGGCTGAAGACTTACTGGAAGTTGCACAAATTCGTAAATCTGAAGAAGCCCAAGCTTCTGAACAAAGAAGGATTGAAGCTGAACAACAGGCAAGGCAGGCTATCTCAGCAGAGAAACAAATAGACAGGGAACATGAGATCAATGTCATCATTACCAAGGAGAAAGAAAGAAGAAAGACTGTCATTCAACAGCAGGCTATTCTTTCAATGGGCTTCAATGAAGATAAAGATATGGATCAGGATACTGTACCTGATGTACTGGAAGTTGCTAAATATGGGGTTGATGCTGAGATCAGGCAAAGAGAGCAGAGTCTTAAGGAAGAACAATTCAGGCATCAGAAGAATGTGGATAAAGAGAAACTTAAGATTGAAGATAAAAAGGCTTCTAAACAGTTAGCACCAGCCAAATAAAAAAGCTATTAAGCAACTTTCTTAAAAGTTCAGTTTTAAACTGTAATAAATTCAACTTTCAAACTTTAAATTTACACAGGATTATGGCAAAGACAAACACAGCATCAAATCCTTTGGCAGGTTTTGGATTTGATGGAGATTCTGAAGACTTCTTCGGAATTACCTCAGAAAAACTTGAATCTCAGACAAGTAAGACAATCAAAGAAGTAAAGAAATCTCCCGCAGAATTAGAAGATGATCCTGATGATGACCTTGGAGATTCTACAAACTTCGATGATGCAAAGCCCAAAAAGAAATCAAAGGGGTCAGATGAGGAAGAGGATGATTTAGACCCTGAGAACATGGAGTTTTTCACTGACAAGCCTGCACCTCCTAAGAAGAAATCAGTAAAAGCTCAGGATGATGAAGAAGAGGAAGAAGAGGTCACTCCAAAGAAAACTCCTAAGAAGGGAGGTAAAAAAAAGGATGAGGAAGAAGAGGAGGAACCTGATCCAGATGATGATGATGAGGATGCTCCAGTAGTGAAGAAGAAGAAACCAGCTAAAACTGATGAGCAGGAAGAGGAGGAAGATGAAGAGCAGATTGAGAAGGATAAGGAGTTCTACACTACATTGGCACTGGAGCTGAAAGAAAAAGGAATACTTGAACACATTGAGATAAAGAAGGGTACAAAGCTCACTGAAGACCAGTTCTTTGAATTACAAGCAATGGAAGTTGATGAAAGATTTCAGGAAGCTCTTGAAGGCTATGCCAAAGACCTTGACCAAGATGGTAAGGATTTCCTGAAATTTAAAAAGGATGGTGGCAGAACCTCAGATTTTGTTGCTGTCTATGTCACTGGTACTCTTGGCCTTGATAAATTTGATAGTAGCAAGCCTGAACAGGTTGATGCTGTTATCAATCACTATCTTACCAAGTATGAAAAAGTAACTGGTGAAGACTTGGAAGACAGGAAGGAATTCATCAAGGACAAAGGACAGGAGAAGATCAAAGCTGAAGCATGGTATGATAAGATCAAGACTGCTGAAGATAAGAACAAAGATGCCCTGATGAAGGCACAGGAGAAAGCCAGTAAGCAGAGAGAGATTGATGCAAGGGATTTTGAAGATGACTTCTCTAAGGTGCTGGATAAAACTGAGGCAGTAGGTATGTTTCCCATTGGTAAAGCTGAAAGAAAAGAGCTTAACAGTTACATCAACAGGGCAACAGTGAAGGTAGGGCCTAACAGGTATGTTCCTCCTGTAAATGCAGAACTTTCAAGGATACTAAGAGCAGAAACAGAAAAGGATAAGCAGGATTTAATCATCCTTGCAAAGCTCCTCAAAAATAACTTTAAGATAGACGATGAACTGATAACTGAGATTGAAACCAAAGTTGTCAAGAGAACAAAGTCTAAATTACAGGAAGCTAAAAAAGGAGTGAAGCCATCCTCTTCAGGATCATATACTAAGAGATCAATGGCAGACTACTTTGAAGAAGGTTAAGTAATTTAAAATAAAACAAAAACTTGTTACAATGGCAAGACTATTAAACAGATTAATCACTAAGCAAATGCCTTGGCATGCTAATATGACGGAGCTGAACCACCTTGGTGCAGCTTTACTCATTAAGCCAACAGTGTTTGAACCCAAGATGACACAGTTGTTCACATCTGAGAGATACTCAGATAACCCCCTGACAACTATGCTGGCTGGCAAACAACAAAAGACAATCAATACTACTGTCTGGGAGTGGACAATGAAGGGTGCAAACACCAGACCATTGATAGTGATTGAGAATGTTGAACCATCTGCCAATTTAACTCCCGGAAGATTTAAACAGACCTTCAAGCTGAAGCTTGATGAAGACTGGTATGTTCCCGGTGATATTCTCCATCCTGGGTCAAGTAATAAAAAGTGGCAGGTACGTGTAACAACACAATCCTTCAAACATGGTAAGGGCTTCATTTATGAAGTAAGAGGTATGTGGGATGATCCTACAGTTTCCTTACCAATCAAGTACCTGTCTCCCAATCAGCAATGGGCCAAGCTTTACTCTCAATATGAGGAAGCTGCTGAACAATCTGGTTCTACTCAGTACAGCCTGCCTATTGCTTTGCAAAACAGGATGTCTCGTTTCAGGAAGAAATACAGGGTAACTGGTGATGCTGCCAATGAAGTGCTGGCTATCAAGATACAGGATAGCAAAGGCAGGTGGCATGATTCATGGGTAAAATATGCTGAAGTTGAATACTGGGAACAGTGGTACAGGGAGATTGAAAGAGGCTACTGGTATTCCCGCAGCACTGACACTGTGCTTGGTGCCAATGGCAGACCAATCTATTCTGGCCCCGGTGTTCAGGAACAACTGGAAGACTCCCACCAACACTTTTATTCTCACCTGTCTGCCCCCTTAATAGAAGAATACCTGATGGATATCTTCTACAGCAGGGTAAAACCCGGAGCTACAAGAAAAATTAAAGGCTTCAGTGGTGAGTATGGAATGATCCAATTCCACAGGGCTATACAATCATGGTCTGAAAAGAGAAGGGGCTTTATACAAGTGGTTGATAAAGTTCTCATTGACAAGACAACATCAGCCTACCATGAGAATGCCCTTGTTGCCGGCTTCCAATTTGTAAGATATCGCATGGCTAATGGTGCTGAACTGGAACTGGTTCACAACCCTCTTTATGATGACAGGGAAATCAATTTTGAGATTGATCCTGTAACAGGTTATCCTGTTGAATCTCAAAGAATCACCTTCCTTGATTTCAATGGCAAGGGTGAAATGGGCACCAATGTCCAGCTTGTTGACAGGGCAAATAGCTTCAAGCTTGGCTATGTACATGGTTTGCATACTCCTTATGGGCCTGTGAACAAAGGTTCTATGGCACATAGCGGTGACTATTATGAAATGCATGTGCAAAAACAGTGTGGTGTCCACATTGAAGATGTGACAAGATGTGGTGAACTCATCCTGTCCCGTAACTAAAGTTTATGTTTTCATTGCTTTGATATATCCTCCGAGGGGTGGAGGAGACTAGCCTCCACCTTCTTTTTAAGACTAAGATCAACACATTTATTAACGACAAAAACTGAATTATTATGGCACTAGCAGATGAGATCACAGATTTTGATCAGGTAGCTGAAGCGAGACCAAGACAATCACAGATTATTTCAACAACAATGCCTGCACAGATACCTGATCCCGCAGCAATAAAAGTTGAAGTAAGACCACTGGACAGGAAATCATGGCATGGCAAGAAAGGGAAAGAGTCCTTTGCACAGCCAAAAGCAGTTGAAGCTCTTTATGAACATACAACTGGTAAATATGCCACAGGCTTAACTGAAGACGAGGCCATCAAATATGGAAAATTAATAGGAGCAGATTTATCTGATACCTTTAATCCAAGTGAACCTCATCCTTACTACAGCACTAAGCCGGGAACAGTGATGTTGCAGAATCACACAATGATCTTTGACATAAGCAAACCTGCTGAGTATGTGAAGGTGAAGCTGATGAAGGCTAACAAGCTGGTGGCAAACTCCATGAAGGAGTATGAAGAAGGTAAATGGCCTGATGCTACCCATGTGATCTTTGATGAGGAAGAAGAAGTATCATCCAAGGCTAATAAAGTCCAGCTTCGCAGAAAAGCAAGTGCCATGCTCCTTGAAATGAGTGATGATTCCAAGGCTAATATCATCCAGATACTATCCAAGAAATCAGTAAAGGGCAGAAGTGGTAATTTCATTGATGTGGAAATTGATGCCATCATCCAGAACAATGAACCTAACCAGCCCGGAATACTTGAATTTACAGAACTGGTGAGCATGGGCAGGGAAGAAGTGGCAGTAAGGGCATCAGTACTTAACCTGCTTCAAAGAGATATATTGACCAAGGAGGCAGGAAGTATCTATTACATGGGAGAACTGATAGGAATTGATTATGAGGCAGCAGTGGAATGGTTCAAGAGTCCCAGTAATGCAAAATTGAAAGTGGCTATCCTTGAAAGAGGAAATAAATAAGCTGGCATGACATCAAAGGAAATGCATTATGATCTCAAGCAGAAACTCAATAAGATTGATAGTCAGAAATACAGGAACTTATATGTACCTGAAATAGACTGGAAATTGAATGAGGCACAGGAGGTATTTGTAAAGATCATAGCACAACCCAGATATGGAAAACAGATAGGCTTTGAACTGAACCAGAGAACTATTAATGACATAAGAACAATAGTAGTAGACCAGATACCTGCTACTGGAATAGTTCCAACAGTCTTTGACAGCACTTCTTACATGGCAACATTGCCAGCAGATTTTTGGTTCTTGGCAAAGGCTTATGCACTGGGGACTAAAGGAACATGTGTGGATAAAGTCCTCAAGCTTAGAGAGGTTCAGCATGATGATGAACATGAACTCTCTCCATTTGACAGAAGTTCTTTTATATGGCGGGTCTCAAATATGAGGTTCAATGACCAAGGTATCAGGGTCTTTACTGATGGTACTTACAGCATCACTAAGGTCATACTTGAATACCTCAAAGAACCAAGAAGGATACACAATGCTGCTGATTGGCCAGGAGGTACTTATACTACATTAGATGGTGTAGTCCTCACAGGTACACAGGATTGTATATTACCAAAGCCAGTACACAGGGAAATAGTTGACTTAGCTGTACTGATCATATCCGGAAACCTGAATATGCCTGACAGACAGGCTAAGAAAGAAGGAGTAGAATTGACACAGTAATAATAATTTATATCTTAAATATTCAAAAAAATGGCAACAACAAACCCTGTTTCACAAGTATTAGTTACTTCTGGTAATGCTGCACTATTAGCTGCTGGTGCAAGACCTAATACACTAGCAGTAGGTCAGCTTGGAGTATTTAATTTTCATACAGGATTATCAGTTGATGGTTCTGTGGCCACTGATTGCAGAGACATATACCTTGCTGTAGGTGTTGATCCCGGTGCTGTAGGTTCTATACAGGACATCAAGACATCAGCAGGTCAGGTAATCCAGAACCGCAATGTGAAAGCCCTCACCTACAGGGGTACTGTAGCTGACATTGCCAAAGTGGTGGATATCATGGGTATCACTGCAAGATGTGAGGAGGACTATGTGGTAAAAATTGAAATCCGCAATGGTCAGGTATATGTTGAAAGTGGCTTCAACCAGTTCACCAAGTCTTACAATGCAAGAACAGGTTGTTGTGCAGATGCCTGTGAGGATTGTGGTACTGGTGATCCTAATGAGATTGCAGAACAAATTGTCAACCAGATCAATGCTGATCCTGATGGTATGCTTACTGCCAGTTATGTTGTCAACAAGATAACTGCTACAGTAGCAGCAGGCCCTACTGCCACAGCAGATGCAGTGATTACCATAGGTACTACTGCCTACACAGTGCCAGTGACCACTGGTGATACTGTGACAATAGCTGCTGGCAAGATTGTCACCAAGATCAACACACAGACTGGTTCTCCTTACAGGGCTACCAATGCAGCAGGTGTGATCAGCATCTATCCTGTGACCTCTGTTTCAGGTTCAACTGAAACCTTGGTTTACACCACTCCTGTAACTGGTATGACCATTACTCCCATTGTTGCAGCTACCAAGACCTCTATTGCTGCTGGTGCTGCCTTTGATACCTTCCAGTCCACTTATGTGGGAGCAGGTGCCGGCATCAGGATTACAGGTGTGCCAATGGCTATCAATGGCTATAATGGCTCTATCAACCTGAAATATGTAAAGAATCGCAATATTGACTTTATTGTTTCCCTGCCTGTTGGTTTTGAATGCAGTGGTACAGTTACAGTAGTAACTGAAGCTGCAAACAGTGAAGGCAGTGGCTATGATATCCGCCAATTGGAATACATGTCAGGAGGCACAAATGGTCAACCTGGCCCTTACAGGACTTCTGCAGTGCATGGTCTTGAAAGAAATGGTGGTACAATTTATTATGCTACTCCGGGTGCCAATTACAACACTGTGATCCTTGCCTATGATCAGGCAAGTGTGGGAGGATGGCTTGAATACCTGAATAATCTTGAAACTATCATAGCTGTGCCTTGTGCTGATACAGTCACAACAACTTCAATAGGAGCATTCTTTGCCCTGATCTTCACACAATTTGGGACATTTGCTGATGACATTGCTGCTAATGATGGTTGTACAAATGTGGCTACTACAACACTGGTTGCTGCTACAGATGGAATAGAAAGTTTGTCTTAATAATGTGTATATCTTAATTGATCTGAGAGGGGCAGTTTCCACTGCCCTTACTTTTATCTGACATTTTTAAACTTCTATTCTCATGGTCATATTAAAGTATCATAACTATATTAAACTGACTGACTTTGCAGATGAACTAGAAGACTTCACCATAGAGAGCTTTATCCTGACTGGCAACATCAATTGCTGTAAGGAAAATTGTACTGATCAGGTCAGTACTTTTTCATTTGATCTCACTGCGGAAGCTACTTGGTCAGCAGATTTATCTGAAGCTGTAAATAAGCAGGAAACATTATCTGAGATAGGTATCCAGTCCATCTTTAGTGTTAATCGCCAAGCTATTATTGTTGATGTTGACCTGTCTCCTGTCTTGGGCACATGTGGCACCAATAACTGTACTTTGGAGAGTGTTGGCTTTGATCCTTCTTCCATGAAGACTGCTATTGATCAGTGGTTCTTAACTAACCTGTCCATTGTCACTGATGTTATCATTACTTTCACTGGTGGCAATATCATGAATGTGGAGGGCATTCCTGACAACTATGTTATTACTGATGCCATGTATGGTACAGTTTTTCCCTACACCCCCATTCCCTTTGGCCAGACTCTCCCTGCCAGCAATATTTACTACTTCAATACAGAGGAAGAGGCCATCTATGTCAAGCCTGAGTTCTTTAATGGAGCTACTGAGTTTGTTGATGGTATATATAAGTTTTCTATCAAATGGATAAAAGAGGGAGGAGAAGGTTATATTTATGAGGAAAACTGTGCCTTCATTGATATGACTACCAAGTGCAGGGTAGCTGGACTACTTGACAGTGCCTTGAAGGAGACTGAGGATGTGAATCTTGAGAAGATGGGCAGCACTGCTATTATGCTTCATTATGGTCTTGTCAATGGCTCAAACTGTGCCTGTAATTGTGATGGACTCTGTGAAGCTTTCAAAGGTTTAATTAACATATTGGATACTGCTGACCCTAACTTAATTAATGACTGTGGTTGCTAAATGTAATATAGTAGATGTGGTATTGAAAGACTTGGCAGAGCTGCAATATGGCTTTACCTGTCCCAGTGACAACACTAAGATTTTCATTGAAAACTATCTTGAATACCTGAACTGTGCTGACATTTATCATCATATTTGTTATCCTGCCCCACCTTGTGAAAAAGATCAGGCAGTTAATTTCACTTGTAACTTTAATCTGCTCAGTATATCAGCTACTTTAAATCCACCTGCTAACCCTGAAGCTGATATTATCTTTGATATTAAAGTCCTGAACTATGTGGGAGGAACATTGCCCTTCAAGTCTTATCTCTGGACTTTTGAGAGTGATGATTTTGAACTGGTAGGTGCTAATGGTCTCCCTGAAGTAAAATTGAAACTGAAAGAGGGTCAGGTATTGGAAACCATGACATCACTGATAGGAGTGACTATAGTGGATGCCAATGATTGTGAGGATGATATAAGCTGTTATCTTACTCCTGATGGTATGCAGTGTGGATTTGCTTACCAGCCTTGTTTTGGGCCTGAAGGCTTAGTAGTGACAGCTCTTCTTCCTGTTGTATGCTCAAGACCTATGGGAATGATAGTGGCCTCTTATTTTGAACCATAATAAACTATTCAACAATGGCATGTTTTTCACTTGCATGGGATAACACAGAGGTTCTGGCCAACCCCAATAATACTACACAGACAGCTTATTGGAGGTATAAAGGTGATGTTCCTTGGCTTAACACAGGTTTTGATGATGCCAATCCTATGCCTACATCTCAAAATGTAATTGATATATGTAGCCTTGATGCCAACAGGATAGTAGAGTTTAAAGTGGAGAGTGAATGTACAGAGAATGGCCCTGTTTCCAATAATAATGGCACAAGGGAGCAGATAGCCTTTGTCTGCATTGAGCCAGTTCTCTCCAATACTGATGTTACTGCACAGGCTGTGGTCAGCTTGGTTGGCACTGCTATCACTAAAGTAAGGTTTACTCTGCGCAAGGCCAGTGATAATACCATTGTCTTTGGCCCTACTATCATAACCAGTGTGGCAAATCAGGCTATAGCTACAGCCACAGGACTAACAGGCAGCACTGCTTATTACTGGCAAACTGTCCTCTATACTACCATCAATGGAGTAGAGGTCAACTCTTCACAGTCCTCCTATCTCAATACAGTATGCGGGCCTTATAATCTCACCACTGATGCACCAGTAATAGTGGAAGACCTTATCTGGATTCCTCTTGCTGTACAGTGTGAGAAAGAAGGTGGATTTGGTGTGGTGAAGACTATATCTGGTCTCTCCTCTCCTTATACTGCATGGTATGATGTTGCTTCCAATCTTGTCTATATTGCTGATCAGGATGATGCAGCAGGTAATGTATACTGGTTCAATCCTGATACAGCTACCCTTCCTGCACACATGACTCACTCCACACAGATCATTGATCCTGCATTATACAATACTTACATAGATGGCCCAAACAAGAAGATCTATTTTGTAGGTGCAAATACAGGAGGAATGCTGGTCTATAATATCATCACTGATACAGTCACTACTCCTGCTGCTTTTGGTACTAATGGAGCTTTTAATAGAACATTACTGACAGTTACCAGTAACAGGATATACTGTAATGATGCTGCTATCAGTATTATCATCATCAACAGGGAGACACAAACCATACTCAGCACAGTGCCTATTGCAGGGATACCTCTCAATGGAAACTTCTTAGGTGGAGTAATCCAGTTAATTGAAGCTACAGCTACAAATGAACTATATGCAATAACCAGTAATGGTACAACAGGTACAGTAGGAGTATATAATACAGCTTTGGATACATCAATTGCTGTGATAACACTTCCGGGAGCTGCTACATGGACTGGTGGTGGAAGCAAGTACTGGCAGGGTGGCTTCTATGATCCTGTTTCACAGAGGATGTTTATCACAGATATAGGCTCAAGCAAGCTGTTCATCATAGATGTAGTCACTCATACTGTGGTACAAACAATAGATGCAGTGAACAGGCAGGGTAAGGCTAATGCAGGCTACAATGGCATGATTAACCCTGTCAATGGTGACTTGTATATAGGCTATACAGGGATAAATAATAGTGTTGATGCAAGCCCCATTAAGAGAATGTACCTGATGAACAGGACTGGTTTTGTCTTCAGCAATATGTTTGAGAACCAATATTACATCAATGGTGCTGGTATTCCGGGAACTACTAATGTGGTTGGCACATCTCCTGGCTTGGGTGCATGGAGTGGTATGCCTGCATCTGCAACTGATGGTGTTATTACTCTTGTCAGCACTACTACTGGTAGTCAGAATACAGGAAAGAAGATTGTAGTGACATTACAGGAAGTGGATGCTAATGATGGCAATGCTCCAACAGGAGAAACTGCAAATAATACTGTGCTTGACGGTGATGGCAATCCTAACCCTAACTATATACCTGATTCCACTGATCTTGTTACCTGTCCACTGACACTGAATACAGCTTGTCCCACTGATGTGGTAACTACATTCTCAGGAGCAACTCTCAACTATGAAGTTGCTGTGGCAGCTTCAGTTATTAATAATCCTGCTGTATTGAAGATGCAGATATATGCCTATAACATTGGCACTGCATCAGTGGAAGGTAGTCCAGTGACAATAAATGATCCAACATTATTTTATTATGCAGGCAGCTTTGGTGGTCTTGGTGGAGTGAATTACACCATTCAGGTAAGGTTCTTGGGGGCTGCTGATGCTATTCTCAATACTTGTACCTTGTAATTATAATCAATGAGTAAGACACATCAAATACTATCTTCAAACTTCAGTGACATCAAGAGCCTTGATTGTTATATCAAATCTCTTATAGATATTGCTATGGCTGAAGCTCTTACTGATGCTGAAATCAAAGTAGAGGATACAGCAAGTATAGACCTTCAGGGAACTGGCAAGTCAGCCACTCCCCTGAAAGCTGTTGCACTTATATCCCCTCAACCTGATAATGATATTGCAGTGCTTCCAGATGGCTTATACACTTCAGGCTTGGTGAAATATGGAGTTGTCAGTGGAGGTGAGGTTACATGGACTGGTGGTTATGGTTATCATGTCTCTCCTGCTATCTATTATATCAATAAGGTCAAATTTGATCAGACCATCACTAATCCTGCTGGCTTTGACTTTGTACTTACTGCACCCAGTCCACTCTATAACAGGCTTGACAGCTTTGTACTTAATAACTTAGGCTTGACAGTAGTGCTTGCAGGTGCACCTTCCAATAATCCTGCATTGGCTCCACTTAACACTGCCACACAGCTATTTCTCTCCTGTGCTTTGGTTGAAGTCAGCAATATAGGAACTGCTGCTAACAGGGTAGCTATTGCTACTCCTGTTCCCGGAATGGAGTTTATACAGACTGATGATGTCAGGGATGCACCTGCTGGCAAGTATTACTATGCTAATGGCAGGTGGAATTATCTTCTCCTCAATCCAGAGCAATTAGTCTATGCATTTGAGGACTTTCTCTTAGTAGGTGGCAATGGTGTCAGCACTAACAGGTTCTTTTATGCCATAACAGGTTCAGCCACTCCTACTGGCTTATATGCAAACAGGCCAGGAGCAGTGGTATTCAGTACTGCTGCTATCAATACAGGCAGGGTAACATTATATGCAGGTTCTCTTAACAACTCTTCAGGAGGTTTATACTTCACAGGTGGTGCATGTTACTTTAAGTGCAGTACTATAGACTTTCCTATCCTTTCAACAGTAGGAGAAGAATTTACTATCAGGGTGGGTCTTGGCTTTTTTGGTGCAGGAGGTTTAAGTGCTGATCTGGATGGAGGAGTTTATTTTGAATATAACAGGCTCACCTCTGCTAACTGGTTATTAAGAACAGCAAAGAATGCAGTCAGGACAACTCTTGACAGTCTTGTACCTGTTGCTACAGGTACTATCTTATTTGAGATATTTGTGAATGCAGCAGCTACACAAGCTGATTACTATATTAATGATGTATTAGTTGGTAGTGTTACACCTTTAGCTTTTCCTTTTGTTGTATTTGGCTCTCCAATATTCCAGTTAATGAAATCAGCAGGAACTACTCCCAGAACTATAACTTTGGATTATATAAAAGCATGGCAGAGATTAACAGTAATAAGACCTTAATCATTAAATTATTATCCTTATGAGCAATATAGGTAACTTAATATCACGACTTAATAATCTTGAGAGAAGGATTACAGAGATAGAGAATCCTCCACCTTCCAACATAGGCCCTGAAAGTCTTATGGTAATGTCAAATATGAAACTATCTGCTGTACCTATGGCAAAGGCTCTGGAAGTACTTAACAGTGGTGGCAGACCTGATACTATTCCCGGTAATCCTAATGCTGGTCTTTCTTATAATGCTTATGCAGCCTTACTTTCCCAGACAGGAACTACTGCTCCTGTAGCTGTGCTATTGGACAACTCATTAAAGAAAAATCCAACATGGGTCTATGAAGCTGTTGGCAGGTATATCCTGACTGCTGTTAGTGTATTTCCAGTAGGAAGAACTGCTATCATTCCTATAGATAACATGACCAGCACTAAGGTTACAGGAGTTTGGCTTGATACCAGTACCATAGAGATAGTTACTACTGATCTTGTCACAGGTCTTCCAGCTAATGATCACTTAAGTAATACCTTTGTTGAAGTGAGAGTGTATTCTCAGTCATTAGTGGAGTTATTAAAAACACTTAAAGATGAAATAATTCAGGGTCAGGGTGGTCAGGTTCAGATACAAAAACCTAAAGTAAATAAGCCAAGCTTATGATATTACCTCAAGAACTTTCTAAACTTAATCAGCTTGACAGGAGGGTGGATGCTATTGAAAATCCTCCACCAGCTAAAGCTATCCCTGAAGGCTATATGGTAATAGAGAATAAGCTGATAAGAACTGTTAATGCAGAGCAGTTATCAAGACAGTTATCAGGAGGTGTTACAGGAACTTATGCTGATAAGGTGAATGCTACTCCTGTTAATGGAGATGAGTTCTTTCAGACTGATGATGCAAGAGATGCACCTGCTGCTAAGTACTATTACTTAAATGGCAGGTGGAATATGATCCCACCAGACAGGGAGCAGTTTATCATGGTCTTTGATGATTTTCATAGGATAGGTGCTGCTGGTTTTGTATGGGAATTCTACTATGGTGTAACAGGTGGAGTTGCTACACCATCATATGTTGCTCCAATATCAGGTACAGTACTACATGCAAATACAGGAGTCAGTGCAACAGGTAGAGTTATCCTGTATCAGGGTTCATTAAATAATGCAGGATCAGGATTTATTTTTCAAACAGGAGCAGTATATTTTAAGATGTTTGCACCAAGATTTGATAATATCTCAACAGCATTGGAAGAATTTACTCTTAGGTTTGGACTAATGGGTGCATCTGCCCCTGTTGATACAGACAATGGAGTTTATTTTGAGTATGACAGGTTAATTTCACCTAATTGGCAATTAAAGACAGCAAAGAATGGTGTGAGGACTTCATTTGTTACTACTATTCCAGTAGCACCGGGTTCTCATCTATTTGAGATATTTGTAAATGAATTAGCAACACAGGCAGATTATTATATCAATAATGTACTGGCAGGCTCAGTAGCATTGGTAGTATTTAATAATGTTGCTCAACCATGCTTCCAGATAATAAAATCAGTGGGAACAACTTTAAGAGGCATGTATATAGATTACATAAAATCATGGCAAAGACTTACAACTTCAAGACCTTAGTAATTATAAACCAGTAAAACAAATATTTATGGCAACATCATCTCTTAAACCACTATTATTCTCTACTGCTATAATCAGACCTGAATCTGGCCCTGAACAATGGCATAACAGTACTGAGAGAATTGGCTACCCCAATGAAGCACAACCAGTCAACCAGGAAAATTCCCTTGATGTCTATTACAGGTTTGCATGGACACAAATAGATGATGGAGCAAATGAACCCAATTATGACTGGGGTTACTTTGATGGCCTTGTCAGGAGTGCTATTGACAATGGCCAAAGGCTTTCATTTGGTATCATGACCTATAATGCTGACAGGGGAGAGAATGAGTATCCTGATGGAAGCTCTGCCAATTACCCACTGTGGCTGCACAGGCAGATGCAGAATGAAAGTGATAACAACAAGGACTGGCAGAAAAATGGTATCTGGATGCCAAACTGGAATAGTGAGAACTACATTGAAGGTCTGAGGGCATTGCATCAGGAAATGAGAGATCACCTTTTAGAGACAAGCTATACTCCTAATGATGGGCCAAATGCAGGCAAGGAAGTACTGTTTGCAGATGCCATACAGTTCATTGACATCAGGGGTTTTGGTAGCTGGGGTGAGTGGCATGTGTCAGGTGTATGTACATGGAGTACTTTCCCTGCTGGCAGACAGCCTACTATCAATGCTCTGAAAGCCATCATTGATACTCACACTGAAGTGTTTGATAAATGGCCTCTGGTCATCATGGTGGCAGCTTATGACAGTGGAGCTTCATTCATTGATGCCTTCCATCCTTATCCTGAAGTGGGACACTATGCCCACTATGCAAGGAATGCATGGGGTCAGGTAGGCTTCAGGAAAGATCAGTGGAGTGCTGATGATCAGTATCTCTCTTCAGTGCTTGAAAACAATCCTTATACCTTTGATGGTTCTCCCACCTTTGGGGAACTAGCAAGAAATAAATACAAGACAGGGCCTATCACTGGTGAGCCTCCGGGCTGGAATACTGGTAATTTCTATGACTTAGTAAGACAGGTGGAGCTATATCATGGAACAAGTATTGGTAATGGTAACTATGGTGGTTATCCTTCAGCTCTTGAATCAAGGGAGAACATCAGGGCAGGATTTGCCCTGCTTGGAAGCAAGATACAGATATCTGGTGGTAGCTTCAGCTTCACCAATACCTCTGCCTCTGTTACCCTGAACTGGAAAAATGGTGGTGTATGCCCTGTGTATATGAACTGGGATGTAGAATTAAGACTATACTCTGAAAGTGGTCAGGTTGAATATGCCAAGAAATCCAGCCATGAAGTAAAGTTCTTCCTTCCTACTACCACTCCTGTTGCTGTTACTGACAGCTTAGCCTTCAGCCTGCCACAGGGAGCATATAAACTGGCTGTTGTTATCACTGATCCTACAGGATACAGGCAACCAATGCCACTGTACAATGAGGACAGGCAATCTGATGGCAGCTATATCATAGGTACTATCAATATCACAGATACAGTTCCTAATCAGCCTCCAACTGCCAATGCAGGGCCTAATCAGGATACTGAGGAAGATACTGTGACACTGACAGGTGCAGGTACAGATGGAGATGGAACTATCACATCATATCAATGGACTAAGATAACTACACTGGCTGCTACTATCACTTCTCCTGATACAGCAATTACTACTGTTACAGGGTTAGTTCCGGGACTACATACCTTTCAACTTAAGGTCACAGATAATCGTGGAGCTACTGCATTGGATACAGTGAATATTACAGTGGCAGAAGAGGCAGAGGGTGAACCCCCTGTTGCTAATGCAGGTTCAGACAGGGAAATCACATTACCTATTAGCAGAGTTATCATAGCTGGTGCAGCCACAGGTTCAGATGGTATTATTACCCCACTATGGAGCATAGTTTCTGGTAGTGGTAGCATCACTAATCCTAACTCATATCTTACAATGGTTCAAGACCTGACAGAAGGTACTACAGTAGTAAGGCTAACTGTAACTGATAATAGTGGAGCATCTGCAAGTGATGAGATGTACATAGTAGTTAAAGCACCAACTTCAGATGTAACTGTGACATCAGTTACAGCATTGGTTAGACTTAGCAATGGTGTTACAATAACCAAACCTGTACACCCTTAAATATTTTCATTATTCGTGCCCTATGCTTAACTTTAGGTAATCACTTAAAATACACACATTTATGAAAAGTATTACCATTAAGACAACTGATGAGCTATACATTGATGAGACTGGAAGAGAGATGCCCTTCAGACTCACCACTGCTCTGCTCATTAAGACTGCCATCAAGAATACACCTGCTGGTGGATTTGAGGTGACAGACATGATGAACAGGCTGAAGATAAGTAAGGTGCTTGAAGACTATGAGGCAGTTAAGAGAAAGGAAAAGAGAAACAGGTTAATTAAGGCACAGCAAGAGGCAAAAGCTTTAGCTGAAGCTGAACCTGATATGATCTATGATGATTCTGAGATACCTGAAGAAAAAGATATCTCATTAAAGGTATCAGACTATGATGGAGTAATAAAGCTTGAAGATGCGATGTTTGATAAATTGGGTGAATATGTGAAGCCTACCAAGTGGCTTTTTATGAGCCAGAACATAGTTGATTTCTGTGAGTTGTTCAATACCAATGGTAATCACAATGATAAACCTAAATCATGACAGCAGTACAAACTCACAACTATATAACCAAGCAGTTCTCCTCTCTCACTTTTGAGGAGAAAAGGCATATTTACTGTTGGGAGGGAGCCAGAGTTCCGAGGTCAGTAAGTGCCTTGGTGGAAGAACATGTCCCTCCTTTTGATAAAACCAAATGGTTACCTATATGTGCAAAGAAGGAGAATATATCTGAACATGAACTGGAGCATAGATGGCAGACCATTAATCAATTAGCCTGTGATCTGGGACATGAGACCCATGCTTTCATGGAAAGATACTCTGGACTTCAGACTCCCATGACCCCACAGGAGCAGGCTGGCATTAAGTTCCTGACCTTTATCCTGAAGGAGTATGAGATAGTGGCAAGGGAAATAAGAATGTATTCAAGGGAGTTTGGCTATGCTGGCACAGCAGATTTACTGCTCAGGCATAGAAAGACAGGGGAGCTGGCACTGGCTGATTACAAGACCAATGCTGACCTGTTTAAGAGATGGGCCATGCTGCTCTTCCCTTTCAATTACTTGGAGAATCATCCTTATAATCACTATCAGCTACAGTTCTCTTACTATCAAATTATGCTGGAAGAAATTGGATTATCCATCACCAAAAGATTATTAGCGTATCTGAAAGCAGATGCTACATATAAAATATATGAATGTTATTCTTTTGTTGATCAGCTTAAAGCACATCTTATTGAAAGAAGTAAATTAATACCTGATTATGTTGCTTGGTGATATTTTACAGCGTGTTCAATCATTATACTCCAAGGGAGTACAGTCTGATGATACAAGGCTTGTCAACAGGCATATCTACTCTGCTGTGACTACAGCAAGGAATGTACTGCTAAGACAGAAGGCTGATAAGGGCCAGATCATCAGTGATTGGAGTTACCAGACATTACCCTGTGCAGAGTTGGAGAAAGCTCCCTTGCATGAATGTCCCTGTGTACCTGTTCCTGGCTGTATAATATTAAGAACCAAGCATAAGATACCCAAGCCTATCACTAATCTTGATTCACACATGATAAAGACAGTGATGACCATTGATGGTTCAATCACATTTGATGAGACCACTTATGAGGATGAGAAGTACAGCAAAGGCAATAAGTTCACTTCCAAGATTCCTAAATGGTTTCCTCACAATGAGAGGGTGTATATCACTATAGTAAAACAGTTAAAGGCTGTAGCTATTAAGGGATTATATGATGACTTTGTAGCAGCTAAGCTATTTCCCTCTATCTGTGTCAATGAATGCCCTGATTGCTGTGAAGATATACTGGATATGGAGTTTCCCCTTGAAGGTGATTCTATAAGACCTCTTATCCAGCTTGCCAATGAGGAACTGATCATTATCATGAAACAATTAACTGAAGACAGACTATCCAATTCACAGGATGATGATATGCCTACAGGCATGGTTCATCAGCCTAATCCTGCAAGGAGATAATTATGATTGAAGTAAAGAACTTAAGGCAAGGCTATAAATATTATAAGACGGAGATTGCTCCCAAAACCACTATTGATATCAATCTCTACCTGAAGATCACACAAGGTTTTATGAAGTTTCAGGTAAACAAACTGCTTCAGGGTTATGATGTAGAGCTGGGAGTTGGTGAGAGTCTGGGAACTTTAAGAGTCAGGGGGTATAAGTCAAAGGCTTATATTAATGAGCATGGAGAGATAAAAGGAGTACCCCCATCATGGTCAAAGACCAAGAAGCTATGGGATAGTGATCCTGTAGCTAAAGCCAACAGGCAGTTGGTTTATTGCTTTAATGAACACAGTGATGGTAATATTTATTCAGTTAAATGGTACACTGGTAAGTCAAGATTATATAACAAACAGTATTATCATTTCAAACTAAGCAGAGCTAATAAGAGAGCCTTGAACAGGCTTATCAATCAGGGTAAGGAGTATGCTATATCAGTTAAAAGAGATAAATCACAGTATAAATAAATTCTACTATCATGGCAACATCAAAACTCAAAGAGGCATCCAAGCTAAGAAGCACTTCTACCACTGTGACTGATAAGGTAAAAGAGAAGAGAGAGCCTCCTGCTGGTGCCAAGATCATAAGCAAGACTGTGAGAACTGAGACAGAAGAGATAGAGAATGGATGGCTGATAAGTAAGAACTTTGATATCAGCTATGAGTATAAGGGTGAGAAGGAATGGGCTTACTATAGCAAGAAGTGGTATTCAAAAACAGATCCCCTCACCATCAAGTTAAATGATGAGGCTCTGGCAGATGAGTTTGAAGGTGAGGACTAATAAACAATTACTACTATGGACTTTAGTTATGTTTCCGTAGACAGGATATTCAGCAAGCTGGTCAGGGATGTCACTGGTGACTTCAATGAGGGTGATGTGATAGAATGGTGTGGTGAAGCTCTTGAAGCTGTGGGAGCTATTAAAGCCTCTGAAGAAGCTGTAGCCTTTATTGAGGTGAAGAATCACCAGTGTGCTGTTCCCAATGGCTTGCATAATATCATTCAAATAGCAAGGAACAGGGATTGGGGTGGGCCTGCTGATGATAAGTTCTGTCCTGCTGCTGTAGCCAAAGAACTCTGTACTGTTGATAGTGACAGTACCAGTCCCTCTGATTGTGCTGATTGCCCCTCAGATCAAAAGCTGGACTATATTATCCTTGACTGTAATGGCATGCCCCTCAATGATTATGATGTGGCTTATTACAGACCTTACTTTGATTTGCAGTCAGAGTATTTCAACTGGAGAAATTCCAAGATGTACAGGAACAGCTACAGCACAGTGAGCCTTGCTACCCATAGCTTCTTTAATTCCCTTGTGTGCAAAACTCCTGAGACAGGTTCTCCTCTGTATCAATCAAACACAGATGAATACTCAGTTATCCTGAAAAAGATTTTAAGGTTCAGCTTTGAAACAGGTTCTATTGCTATTGCTTATAACCGTCAAATAGTTGACCTTGATACAGGATATCCTATGATACCTGAAGACATCAGCTATACTGAAGCTATTACCAGATACATCAAGATGAAGATACTGGATAAGCAGTGCTTCAGTGGCAGGGAAGGAGCTTGTGGCAAGGCTGATAAAGCTGCCATTGACTGGCATTGGTATTGTAAGCAGGCTGGCAATAAGGCCCTGATGCTTAATGGTGTGGATGAGCATGAGAACTACCTGAGACAACGCAGGTATATGCTGCCTCTCAATCATTACTATAGCTTCTTTGGCAATATGAACAAGGCTGAATTAAGAGCTTTCAATGATCCTGATTCAAGAAATAATAAAGCAAGATACTTTGTTGGAAATTAAGACCTATGCCTACAAGAGAACCTGATTATAAAGTTATCCCACAGGATATATCTGATGGTATTCATACTGATAATGATCCATTGAATCAACCAAGGGGGACTTCAAGATATACCTTCTGTGGAGTGGATGAATCTATTACAGGTAAGCAAGGCAGTATCTCCAATGAAAGGTCTAATTATCTTGTAGGCAATATTACCAGTGGCTACAAGCCAATAGGAGACAGGTACATAGAAGATGATCTGAGTGTTATCCTCTCAGTCAATCCTGTTACTGGCTATGATGAGATTGGTATTATCACCAAAGACCACAGGTACACTACCTTAGTCTCCACCCAAGTCATAGGCTTTGATATCAGGCATCAATGTGAAATTGAATACAGGTTAAGAAGAGGCAGGGAGAGGGTCATCTACTGGGTGGATGCTCATAATGTAGCCAAGACCTATAATCTTGACAGGCCACATAACTTCTATACTGTTGCCTTTCAGGAGTATTTAAAGTCAGGTGGTAATCCTGCCACTTACCCATTGGATAAATATGATGGTTCTTCCTTTGATCTTATCAAAGTCCCTGATTCCATTCCCTTCTTCAGCAATGTGGAAATATCTGAGACAGGTGCTATACTTCCCGGCTCTTATAATTTTGCCATACAGTTAGTGGATGAAGACCTTAATCCTACAGAGTGGATAACTACTTCCAATATTGTCAGGATATTCAATGACCAGCTCACCTCTCCATTCCATACTATAAGAGGTAGCAGGAATGTGAATACCAGCTCTCAATCATTTCCAAGAGCTAATAAGTCAATCATCTTAACCCTCACCAATCTTGATACCTCATTCCCTTATTACAGGATAGCTATCATTAGGGCTGCTGGTAATATTGGCACACCTGATAAGGTGCTGATATCAGATATCAACACTACTACTGACAGCAGGTTTATTTATTCAGGTAATGACTCTGCTTTGGCTGAAGGTACTCTGGCAGATATTCTTGTAGACAATGAAGTGATCTTTGCTCCACAGCATATCACACAACTTGAGAACAGGCTTCAGCTATATAATACTAAGGGTTCAGAATACAACTGGTGTGAATTCCAGAAGTTTGCCTCCAAGATTGGTAGCAAAGTAGCACTGAAAGAGGTAGTCCTTAACAATGTTATCTCTGAGCCTAACATTAAGAATGCCAAGTCAACATTCATGTATGGAGGATATATGCCCGGAGAAGTGTATTCATTTAGTGTTCACTATGTTTTTCCGGGAAACCTGATCTCCCCTGGTTTTCATATTCCGGGAAAGAGCAGCACTAACATAGTTTCTGACATGAAGTTGCATGAGTTAAATACACGTTACATTGATACACATAATTGCAGTACATCTAACTATTGGGGTCTTGATGTAGATGGAAACAGCTTAGTTGGTAAGCGTGTAAGACATCACAGATTCCCTTTCAGAACTGAATTGGGCATACCCCTCTATGAGAAATCTGATGATGTAACCACCATTAATAAGTTCAGGTTGAAGATCAACATTACCCTGAATCCAGCATGGACAGGCCCCACTCCTCCTGATGAGTATCCTGAAGTGGGAGGAGAGCCAGCAGTAATATCATTCACATTTAACTATCAGATTACTGGTTCTCCTAATCTGGATTCTATCAGTGGCAACTTAGTTGATACAGAGATAGGCTCTGATATTATTCTCTATGATTCCTTTGAACCTTTAGATGAAATAAATCCCGGAGAACATGCAGAGCTAGACCCTGCCTGTGAACTGGCAACACTATATCAACTTCCCGGCAATGAAAGATTTTTGATTGCATATACCTATGAGACTTATCCGGCTTCAAGTTCTATCAATAATTATACATCTGACATACTGGGAATTGAATTCTCTAATATTGAGAAGCCTCACCCTGATTGTATTGGCATCTACATTATGAGAAATGAAAGAACTGAAGATGACAGGCTCATTATTGACAATGCCATCTTTGGGCCAATGACACAGTTTGAGCAATACAGGTCATTTGGTTTAATCACTCCCAAGCAGTACTATGCTGTAGATAACTGTGGAAGACCTGCTGCTGTCTCCAAGACATTACAATATACTAACAGAAGTATGTGGTTCTGGAATCCTGAGTTCCAGTTCTTCAATAAGAAAACAGAGTTCTCCTCTGTACATATTGAGGCCAGCTATGATCAGACTTCTGTTGATATGCCTACTATCTCCAATACAGATGGGAGTACTTGTAATGGTGGCCCTCCGGGAAGCAAACCCGGAGATCAGGGAAGCAGGGGAGTTTATGTTCAGGATGTACAAGCTGGTACAAGCTATAACCCTGAAGTGCATAAAGGAAAGGATAAAGATGATGATGGATTTGATTTAGTCATAGGATACAGGAATACCAATGTTGGTTATAATCCTCCTGATATAGACTTTCCTGCAAAGGACAGGGTGATATACCTGAGTGCAGCCTCTTACCAGAACTATGGTGAGAATACTTATTATAATGTATCAGTGGATAATAAGATAGGTATGTATGTCATGGGTGCTGACTTTGATATAAGTGTATTCATTGATGGATTCAATAACAGTCTGAAGTATGGTTCTTTAATAAGAGAGAATGATACCTCTTATAGTAACTTCATGACAAGGCCATATTACAAAGAGCATAACAACCCTATTTACTTTGGAACTCATACAGTCCTTAATGGTGTAAGGATATTCAATGGAGATGCCAGTATCTCAGGCTTTAACTTTGTCAGTACTGTCTTCTATGATATGGTAGTAGGTGAAAGAGCCAAGAAGTCACAACTATGGAAGATCATAGTAGGAGCTGTTCTGATAGTAGCTGCTGTGGTAGTAACAGTTGCTACAGTAGGGACTGGTACTCCTGCTGCTATAGCCTTAGTCACTACTGCACTTGCTACCCTTGCTATCTCCTATGGAGTATCACTGGCGGTATCAGGTATTAAGTTTGAGCAGATGAAATCCATGATTGATGTGGATTATGAGAAGGGTCTTAAAGAAACAGTAGTGGATGGTGGAGTATGGGAAACCATAAGAGACACTATCCAAAGAGAAGATGATACTATCAGGTGGTTTGCTGACAGGGTATCTAACCTGTTCATTGAATCTGCTGTACCAGTGGGATTAAGGTCAGGACTAACTTGTGGAGTTCCTGACTTCATAGATGCTCCTGTGGCCTATGATGAAGCTGGCTACAGGACTTACCTCATTGAAAAACTAACTACCATAGATAGAGATCAGGGGTCTGGCAGAATGTATAAAGGGTATGCCACAGCAGAGCTTTATGATATGAACCTTGACTACATGAGGTTCAATAAGGAAAAGCTCTTTATACATCTCCCCCTTGAATATGATTGCTGCTCTGATAACATTGAGACATTCCCTATGCGAGTCTGGTATTCTCAACAATCCTTTCAGGAAGAGAGGGTGGATAACTACAGGGTCTTCCTCCCTAACAACTACAGGGACATTGAAGGGGAACATGGTGAGATCACTGAAGCATACAGGTTGGGTAACAATCTCTTCATTCACACCAAGGAAGCCCTGTGGCATCTGCCTCAAAACAATCAGGAGAGAGTGACAGGGGAGATCATCTCCTTTGTAGGCACTGGTGAATTCTTTAGTGTGCCTCCAAGAAAAGTAGTGGATGATGATAATGGTTCAGGTGGTACTCAGCATAAGTGGGGAACAGTGAAGACTAAGTATGGAGTATTCTTCATTGACGAGATTGAGGGTAAGATTTACCTGCATAGTGATAAACTCAATGACCTTACCAAAGGCAATAAGAACTGGTTCAAGAATAACCTGAAGTCCTTTCTCTCCAATCAACTCTATGTGAAACTGGGTGTTGATTTTGCTAACAGGAACAATCCTGCTAACAGGGATGGCACTGGATATCTTTCAGCCTTTGATTCAAGGTATGAAAGAATACTGCTGACCAAGAAGGATTACCTTGTTGTCCCAGACAAACTGGCTACCCTGGTTTTGCTTGAAGCCATACCCTCCACTAATGTATTCGCCTATAACTCCACTGATGGATTATTCTATCAGGGCAGTACTGTTATTCACTTGGATAATCAGGACTACTTTGAGAACAGATCATGGACAATGAGTTATTCATTCCACAGGAATAAATGGAGAGGCTGGCATCCTTACCTGCCTAACTACTATGTGCATGGCAAGAGTAACCTGTATTCCTTTATTTTTTCATCTGATGGTATCTGGAAGCATAACAGGGAGAATCATTTCCAGACCTTCTACACTTATTACTTCCCCTTTATTGTTGAGTATGTCAATAATAATAATCCCTTAAGCACTTCCATTACTGAAGACCTTACTCTTCAGACAAGAGCTTACACATGGGATGCAGCTAAGAATGAATTTGTAGAGCAGGACTATATTACCTTCAATAAGATACTGGCATGGAATGGAAGGCAGAGTTCAGGAGAGCAGGTCATGGTTGTCAAAGACACACAGCCTGATAATTATAACTGGCTACAGCAACAGATCATTAATAATCCGGGAACTGTTCTCATCACTAAAAAAGAGAAGAACTGGAATATTAATGACCTGAGAGACTATGTGATAGACTATGATAAACCACTGTTTGATTCCTCATGGAATGCTATTAAATCTACCTATCCTATTGACAAAGTAGTAAACCCTGCTTCTATCAGTCTGGCAAAACCTTGGCAGGACTTACAAAACTTTAGGGACAAATATGTTGTAATCAGATTAAAATTTGATAGCTTCGATTATGTTAATTTGATTATGAATTATTCACTTGAAACTGAACAGAATTCATCCAGATAATTAACTCAACTTATTCCCACATGAAAAAAGCACCCAGAAAGAAATATGCCTTTGGTGGTAAAGAGCCAATTACAGGTGGTGGAGGTGGTACATATAAGACTCAGGCTGAAGTAGAAGCAGCTAATGCAGAGGCAAGAAGGATAGCCAAGAAGCAGGGACTTCTTACTGGTGATGATACAATAGCAGCCAGAAGGGTAGGTGACCCAAGAGTTCAGTATGTAAATCCTGATGGTACTCCTTATGTGCCATTGCCCACTAAGACCCTGACTACCAAAGTGCCAAAGGGAGTTGAACTTGAAAGTGATCAGGGACTCTTCTGGTACACTGACCCAACTACAGGTGATCCTGTGGATGTTGATCCTTCTGTTCTGAGGACACCAAGGTTCAGGACTAATCCTAATGCCACTGCTGCTGTAAATCCCATTGGAGTACCCAGAGCTTTTGCACTTGGTGGTGAGCTAAGTGCAGGTCAACAAACAACACTGGGTTTAGCTCAACAAGCTCCCGGAATACTGGATGCTCTCATTGGTGCATTTGAAGGTGGTGGAACTAAATATGGCAAAGAGCCTTTAGTCAATGCAGCAGCTATGAGAGGCATGGTAAGCCCTTATGCTATGGGTGGTGAAGTGGGGGGCATGGATATGTCAGGCATGGATGAAGAGCAAATGGCACAGCTTCAGGCTATGGCAGATGAGAATGGTATCAGTGTGGAAGAGCTTGTCCAGATGCTACAGGAACAAGGAGAGTCAGAAGACATGGGAGATATGGGTACAGATGAAGCAGCTATGCAGGATCAATATGCAGAAGATGAAATGAGTGATGAGCAGGCTGCACAGCAAATGGACATGGAAGAGGAACCTGAAGAAGAAGGGCCAGTAGCAAGTTTATTTAAATATGGAGGCATACATATCAAGAAGGAGAACAGGGGTAAGTTCACTGCTGCTGCTAAAAGAGCAGGCATGGGTGTGCAAGCCTATGCAAGGAAGGTATTGGCTGATCCCAATGCTTCAGGCACTCTTAAGAAGAGAGCCAACTTTGCAAGGAATGCTTCTAAGTGGAAACATGCTTATGGTGGTGAGACTGAAGTTGAGCCACCTGTAAAGAAAACAAATGGTAGGACTTTCATGGGTACAGCTTCTCAGTTCCTCCCTATATATGAACAATACTTGGATGCTAAGGATATGGCACAGGGAGCTTATAGGGGAAATAAAGAACAACTAAGTAGGGGAGCAGTAGGTATGCTACAACCCTTTGCTGGTAAAGCTGTCAGTAATTCAGTGGACTATCTTACAGAGAAGATAGCAGGTAAGAAAGTTGCTGATGCCAATGAAGCCAAGAGAACAGGTATTATCAACATGACAAATAATGAAAGGATAAAGCTCTTTGAAAAATATGGACGTGGTGGATATGATAAATGGATAGCAGCAGGTAGTCCTAAGTTAGCTTATGGAGGCAGGGCAACTTCAGGAATTGAAGTGGAAGGTGAAGAAGTGGTACAGCCTCCGGGAGGAAATGCAAGAGAGGTATCAGGCCCATCTCATGCTCAGGGTGGTGTTGACCTTGATGTACCAGATGGAACAAAGATTTATTCTGACAGGATAAAGATTGATAATAAGACAATGGCTCAGAGGAAGCTGTCAAGAGAAAGACAGATGAATAAACTGGGTAAGCTGGCCAAGGCTAATCCTTTTGATAAATTACTACAGGGAACAATACAGAGGACAACTGAGGTAGCCAAGATGGAAGAGGAAAAGGATATGGCTATCCAGAAAATTGCTTCTGCAAATGTTGCTCCTCCTGCTGAAGAGGTAGAAGCAGAAGATATGGGACAGGGCTTTGCTTATGGTGGAAGAGTAAGACCACAATATCAGACTGGAGGGTATGTTGATCCCAATGATCCTTATGCTGCATACATGAGTAATAGGTTAGGCTTGCCATCAACTACCAATGCTCCATATAATTTTGGTGTTCCTAATATGACTGGCTCACCAACAATAGCTCCTGTTGTTACTCCTCCTGTCAATAGTGACTATGCAGGTTATGCAAGTAACTGGCTTAACAGGACTGGAATTCCAAGAAGATTGGATAAGATAGCAACACAAGGTGTACCTACAAGAGTACCAGCATCAACAAAAGATTTCACTGTTGGCACTCCTACTATAAGTGGGAGAGCCGGGACTCCATCTATAAGATATACAGCTCCCGCTAAAGAACCTTCAAGACCCGGAGACCTTACTCTTGGAGATTATGTAGGCATGGGCAGTAGTGCCTTTGGTGCTATATCAGGAATTATGAACACCAGAGCTAATGCAAGAGGTAACAGGCCAAATGTTAATAGATGGCAGGGCTTTGGAAGAGAAGCTATTGAAGCCAATGAGAAGGCGCAGGATGTGGCTTCAGGGTTAAGGACATCAGCCTTAACTGATATTGATACTGCTGCACAGGCTTCAAGGAATAGGGCAAGGAACTCTGCACAGTCAGTAAATACTATCAGGGCTATGGATACTCTCACAGAGTCAGGGGCAGGCAAAGCAAGGGGAGCAGCTACTAATGCTTTCACTACACAGATGATGAACCTGCTTGGACAAAAGGCCCAGTTGGAGAATGTTCAGGATACAAGAGTGATGATGGGTGAAGATAAAAGAGACTTGGAAGATAAAGGTGACAGGGATAATTACTATAGCAACATGGCAAGAAACCTTGCTGATATCAGCACTACTGGACAGGCAATGGGAAGGAACCTGAATATCTCAAGAAGCAATATGGTTGATGCAACTCTACTGGGACAATTATCTGAATACTTTGAATATGACAATGAAGGCAGGGTGATCAACAAGAGAAACAGAACATAAATCCCTTTAACATATTATGGCTAGATTTTACAAGACAGCTAGTGCAACTCCCCTGGATTATATGTACAAGCTGAATGTCCCTCTTATGGAAAGAGTGATCAAGGCTAATGATACATTTGTTAATCAAAGGCTTGCTACTACTGAACAGCAAAGGGTACTGGGAACTACATTTGCTCATGATATAGATGATGAGCAGGATGCCAAAAGAATAGCTGATCAGTATTCCACGAAGGCTGATGATATTGTTAAGGCCATGTTAGTTGATCCTGCCAACTGGAGAAAGCAGCAAGAACCTATCAGGGCATTATCAAGGGATATACAAACTGATTACAAGACAGGTGAGATTTCAAAGATAATACAGACTCATGGTGAATTCAAGGCAGTGAATGATGCCATTGATGAACAGGTAAAGGAATATGCAAAGACAGGTAAAGGTCTTGACCCCAATGAGGCAAGAGCTTATAAAGGATATATGAGGGACAAGTACAGGGAGAAGGCAGCAGCAAGAGGCAGGGTAGGTACTGGTTATGATCCTGCCACAGGAGAATACACTGGTACTGCTGGTGCTTTATTTACTCCTATGGCCAAGATTGATATCAGGGGGGAGATAAGTAAGGAACTGGAAAAGATCAAGGCTGATAGTAAGAAGTATAAAAGGAGTGCAGTAACAGGTGAGGAGTTTTATTTTGATGATAAAACAGAGAAATGGAAGGGAGTCACTCCTGAGAGGTTACTGGCTATAGCTGCTGGAAGACTAACTGATCCACTGTATCAAAACTACATGAGGGAAAGACAAACTGTAGGTCTTATGCAGGGAGTATTTGATGAACAGGGTAATTATATTGCTCCTTATAGTTATGGGGCTGTGGATGTATCACCAACAGAGAAGAAGAATATTGATAATCTGAAGGGAATGATAGCCAAAGAAAAGAAGCCGGCTATCAAAGCAGAGCTTCAAACTAAACTAGACCAGTATGAGGCTGACCTGAAGGAAAGGACTAAGGTAAACTGGAATGAGAAGAGTTCTCTTGCACCTATGGTACAGAGTCTTCTTGGACAGTATAGCTGGAGTGAAACTGAAGACCTTCAGGAATTAAGGAACAATGCTGCTGGCTCAACTAAGTATTTGGAGTATGGCAGGAATAAGAGATTTGGTGCTGGCTTGCAGAATGCTATGGATATTGCCAAACTTAATATAGCAGCAAGGGAGAAGATACACAATGATAATCTTGAACTGAACTGGTCAAGAGAAGTAAGATTAGGTGGAACAAGACCCGAAGTTGCATTACCTGATCAATCATCTGTAAGCAGGCTGGCTACAGGTTCTTTTGCAGAAAAGAAAACTACAGATAGAAAGACAGGTCTACAGGTTGATGCATTCTCTAATGCTGGTCTGTCTTCTGATATCATGAATAAGAAAGACCAGATAGCTGGTATCAATAAAGAGTTGAAGGATATTCAGGCACAGGAAGCTATGCTATTGGGTAACAGGAGAGAAGCTGATCTTAATGTAAATGAAAGGAACACTTATAATAACCTGAAACTCAGGAAGCAGGATCTGCAACAACAGTTACCCACTATACAATCTGATCTTGACAGGACAAGGCAATGGTATGGTAGAACTACTGAAGCTGTATTGGCAAATAATGAGAAGACAATGGTAACTGGTGATAAGCCTTTAACACAGAGAGAGATAGATATTTATAAGAAGTATGAGAATGACAGGGATGCCATAGCTCTTTCTGAAAGTCTTGCAGGTACAGCACAGGATTCTCCATTTGCCAGTGGTGGTGCTTATGCTAATAAGATGACCAAATGGTTTGCTGACTGGCAGAAAATAGGTACACCTGAACACAGAAAGAAGAAAGATGAGCTTACAGAGTATATGGCAGTGAAGAACAAGGTGGATAAAAGAAGAGATAATGTAATGAATGATATGAAATATCAGGTCATAGATACTCCGTCTATTCTACTTAGTAAGGAGGACAGCAAGGCCATAGGTTCTATTGTATTTGCTAATACTCAGGGAATGAAACTGTTTACCAACAGGGGAATAAATCCTGGGGGAGCAGAGCTTAAGGGTAAGAATGGTACTTACAATGTAACACTGGATAATGTAGGTGGTAAGAACCTGCAACAATATATAGTAGATGAAAATGTTGAAACAAAGTTTGAAATGGTGGGTAATACTACTAACATTGGTACTGGTGGTGCAATGGTGAAGGTTACCTTCAAAGACCCTAATGGAAAATTAAATAACAGTCCTTATTATATTGAGCTTACTCCTGAAGTTCAAAAGATAGTGGGACAAAGGATGATGATGGATAAATCTCCTGATGTAAGAGAGATAGCTGGTTCATTAATGGATGATGAAAGTAATGACATAAGAAGACAGTTGATGATACCAAGTATGCAGAAGACATTGGAAACTACAGGAACCAAGGACTCTAACACGTATGGTATATCTATTAAGAATGGGGATAGGAATATACCACTTACCATAACAAGTTACAGGGGTGAAGATGGACAGGAACATATCATTGCAAGAAGAACATTGGGAGGAGAGTTAATTGCATTGGGTGATCCTGCTAAAGGACAGCTTAGAGACAGAGATGCAATGCCTAAGTCAGGTATTCCGGGAGTGTTCAATGGTAAGGAAGACCTTATTGAGTATTTAAAACAACAAAGAGCCAGAATGAGATGACAACAAAAACCTATGGCAAGGAGCCTTTACAGGCAAAAGATTTTTTAGGTGGTGCTGACAGTGTTCCTAATACTTTTGGAAATGTCACTGCAAAGGAGACTTCAAGAAATCTGGGCAGGTTTGATCCTGAAGACTATCCCAATCTTGTTAATCCTTCTGTGTATGATGATCCAAAGACACTAAGGACAATGGATGCCCAGCAACAGGGTAAGATGGAACAGTTAGGCAGGGGTCTTACACAACTTGGAGCAAACTTTGCTTCAGGTTTTGGTCAGGGTGTAGCTAACATGGTTGATGTAGCTTCATGGGGTAATGATAACTACCAGAGTAAACTGTTTGGAATATCCACTGAGGATATGCATGAATGGGCTATGGGTGTAGCCCGCAATAATGAAATCAAGAGAGTTAATCCCGGAGAATTTGAACCCGGTTCCTTTGCTTGGCTTATGGAGCAGACAGCTTCAGCAGGTACAGGCTTGGGTATGGGTGCATTTGCTTTACTTCAGACAGCAGCTATAGAAGGAGCTACAATGGGACTGGGAACAGGAGCAGCTTTAGGAAAGCTGGCAAGCCTGTTTAAAAGGGTCAGGGATACTGAAGGTGTAGCAGCAGCAGCAAAGATGGCAAGCAGGGTCAAGGATTTAAGGAGTGCTGCCACTACTTATGGTGTTCTCAGCAGAACCAATGAATCAAGGATGGAAGCTATGATGTCTCACAAGGAGATCACTGATGAGATGACAGCTATGAAGAATCCTGATGGTAGTGCCAAGTACACTGCACAGGAGGTAGAAGAATATGCCAATGCTGGTGCTGACAGGACTTACATGGGTAACATGGCTCTTCTTCCCTTGGATATCCTTGGCTACAGGACAATGGTATTTAATCCTATCAGTGGTTCAAGTACAGGGTTGATTGAAAGAGGACTGGCTAAGATTGGTAATAAATATTTAAGAGGAGCAACCCAGTTTGGTGTAACAGGTTTAACAGAAGGTACTGAAGAGGGACTGCAATATATAGCCTCCAGTGAAGGTAAGCACTATGCAAGAGTACTGGGGGGTATGGATGATGCTACCACTTTCCTTGGCAGAGTGGGAGGAGCAGTAGGAGAGGATGAATTCTGGAACAACTTTGCTGGTGGTGTAATTGGTTCTCCTATCATTGGAGGATTTATGAAGCTGACTAACAAGGCCATTGATGGAGGCAGAACAAGGATGCTTAATGAACTTCATAATGACTATGTAAAGAATGTAGGCAAGATGGATAGTGCAATAGGAATGGAGATAATGCTATTGCAGCAACAAGGCAAGCATAAGGAAGCTGATATAGTTCGCAGGCAATTCAGGAATAAGAAAGCACTGGGAGGTATTCACTATGATGCTATGACAGATAAGGATACTGCCTTTAATGCTCACATAGCATACCTGCAGGGAACTCTGGATGATGTGACCAATGGAAAAGCTGAAGCCTTGCAGGATGTAGGTTTTGAAAGTCCTACACCAGAGCAGATTGAATATGTGAAGAAGAACTTTCAGGATAGTATTGATGATGCTCATGAACTAAAAGCCATCTATGATTCAGTTAAAGATAAATACAATAAGAACTTTGTTCCTGAAGTCACTTCAGATCACTTCCAGCTTAATAAATTATTACAGGAGAAATCACAGCATGACCTTAAACTGGCAGGAGCAAAAACCAAACTCACACAATATGACCTGTTATCAAGTTATGGAAGGGAGCAATATGAAGCTGAGTATGATTTACTCAGTCTTCATCTTGAAAGAGCAAGACTCACAGAACAGCACAGGGCTACAGAGAACCAGATGGAGAGAGATAATATAAATGCCCTGATCAAGAGTAATGAACTTAAACTTACTAAAATCAATGACAGGCTACAGGAAATTGCAACCGATGATACTTATGCTGCTGAAGAAAAAGAGAAAGACAGTGACATTATCAGGTCAGCACTTACAAGTCCTGCTTACCAGAGATTAAATAAGGATAACGTTCATCTTGAGAATGCCATAGCACTTCAGAGGAAAAATATTGCTTTGTGGAATAATCCCAAATACCTTGATCAAAGAAATAAAGAATCAATTAATAAGGCTAGGACAAGAGCACAGGTACAGAATACCAAGGATGCGGCAGCTAATAAACCTGGGGGTGCTACAGCAGAGGAGACGGAAGCTGCTAATAAGAAGGAGAGTGAGATAGCTGCTGCTGAAGCTGCTCAGGCTGTTGTAGCACAACAGAATGCTTCTTCTGTATCAAGTAACTTTGATATGTTCAGTGCAGACAATGACTACATCAATGGCATGAAGGGTAAGAAGACTACTGGTGATCCTGAAGATACAGGAGGGACTAAACTGGATTTAGGTTCCATGTCTCCTGAAGCTTCTACCAGCTTTGCCCCTGAGCCTCTTGATATTGAAGGTTCACCACAGGAGACAAAGGATAAAGTAGTTACCAGTGTTGCAGGACTGATAGCAAGACTTGGTGGTGAGCCTAACTTTGAAGATTTGATAAGACACATTGCAAAGGTTCAGGGGATTGGTGTGGCTGATGAACTTTTTAATGCTGCTGTCTATGGTTGGGAGAAGAACAATATGCCCCCACAGGATTATGCTTCTATCTATACCAAGATATTTGGTGATCCTATGAATGACTTTGTGGAGAGTGGAAGGGGAATGATTAATACCAACAAGAAATTAAGTGATGCTACTGATGTCACTATTGCACCAGTGGAGGCTAAAGCTAATGGGCAAACTCAATTTGATCCTAATAGTCAACCCAAGTATTTCTATAAAGATAAAGTGGGTAAGAGAGTTTATGTTACTAATGAGTCTTCACCCAAGTTTGCTTTCCTTACAAAGTTTGCCACTGTTGTCAGGACACAGACTGATGAGGGAATAGAGATTTCCTTTGAATATACTGCTGATGAATTGAATGTAGGAGAGTATGTTGACAGCCTGCAATTGCTAGACCCTGACAGGTATGTGGCAGGTACTGCAATGGAGATCATGATTCCTGCTAATCACCTTGAGATTAAAGTTCCTATGTTTAATCCAGATGGCACTAAAGGAACTGCTATCACCTTTGGGCAGTACTTGGCACAGAATCCTCACATTACTCCTGATTCACCTGAGTACCTTGACAAGATTCCTATGATCATTTATGATAAGGGTAAAAGTCTCTCAGGCCAGAAGGGTCTTGCCTTTGTACATGATGTTGGCTGGTATCATCCTGAAAGGTTTGATCAGGATTCTTCTCAGGCTATGGCTAATGCCATTGCTCATACAAGACAGATCAGGGAAGCTGTGCTGGCTGACAGGAGAGCAGCAACTCCTATTGAGATCACTGAAAAACGTCAAACCACCTTTGAAGGACTAAAGACCAACAAGGGTACTGAATATAATAATATCACTCTTCGTGAAGCTAATCCTGACACTGAGCTGACCATAGCTATGACAGCAACCAGTCTTAATACTGCAAGAGGAGAATTAGGTGTCAGGTTCCCTAATGATACTGATGTACTTATGAACATTGAGCACTTCAGGAAGGGGGCAATTATAGATGTAAGAAGATATGGAACCAACAGTGATGGCAAGAAGACCTATATGGGATTCCCAACCTTCAGGGATAAACTGGATAAGGATGCAAGAGCTTCTGTACTGAGGGCTATTTATATATATGCCCATAGAAGTAATCCTAAGAAGTCTGACAAGCATCAGGCTGTAGTAGATACTATCAGGACAGAGATGGGTATTGATATCTATAGCCCAGCAGGTATTGAAGCTTATCTCAATCACTTCATGCTGATATTCAATTCAAAGACAAAGGCTGGAGTTAATCAGACCTATGGAGAGGTAGTTGAAGGAGCAGCAAGAGCTAATCTTGCTCCGGGAACTCCCTTTGTTGCTTTGCAGGGTGGACATATTATATTTGGGAGAACAGGACAGAATTCCTTTACCAATGCTAAAGGTAAGGGAGTGGGTTCCCAGTATATCAATCCTAATGTCACTGATCCTAAAATCATTGACAAGGTAGTGGAAGATTTTGCAAAGTCAGGTATCCTTGATTACTTTGAACAGAATGTTGATCTTCCCAATCTTAATGCTAATAAGCCCATCATCACTATAGGTGCTGAATATACCACTAATAAAACTTCTCCCAGCTATAAGGATTACCTGCTTGACAGGATCAAGACTAATGTGAGGTCTCATAATATTGGTACTGCTGCTGAGCCAAATTATGTAACCAATATACAGCCTGTGATCACTTTTGATCTGGTATCAAATCTGGATAAGCAAAGACATGCTCCTACTAATGATGAGATGGCTAAGAAGATGGAGGAGGAAAGAGAAGTGGAGACACCTAAAAAAGGGACAGTGGTAGAAGAAGAAGAGGAAGTAACTCCTCCCGGTGAACCTAAACTTGAAGGGCCAAGTGCTGAAGAGATGGCTGAGAAGGCTATGGCAGAATGGTTAGCCAGAGCTGAGAAAGGATTGGGTAAGGAATTTAATGAGGGAGAGAAGTTACCTGATCTTGCTCCACAAGCCAGTTATGCACCTACTCCAATGACAGAGGCACAGATAGAATATGTAAAAGAGTCACTATTAAGAATAGCAGGTCTTACTCCTGACCAGCAATTTGATATAGTGGACTTCATATATAACCAGATTGTTGCAATGGTGGACTTGGATAGTGTGGCAGTAAGCAGGACTATGGTGGATGGAGAGGTGAAGGCAGCTTTTGATAAGACTATAGCTCCTATTGAAACACATCACAAAGAAGAAGTTAGAATTGCCAAAGAACTGATAGCCAAGTTTCCCCAGTTTGCTAATTCAAAGATGACATCAAACATAGCTACTTATGAGAAGAGACTTGCCCAGATAGAAGCTGTCAGGGAGAGCTTTGATGTATTACAGGAAGAGGCTTATAACAGGGTAGCCAAGTACACTGGAATAACAGAGGACAAGGTTACCAATGAGAAAGAGAATGATCAGCAATCCAGTGAAGAGAACCCTGAAACCAATTCAACAGAAGAAGAGGTTTTATTTGGTGGTGATTTCTCCACTAATGTACTGACAGAATCTCCTGAACAGAAGCTGACATACTCTATGAGAAGATTCTTTGGGCAGATAAATGAGTATGACAAGGATGGTAAGATAATGAAAGGGTTCCTGGGATTGGATACTTATGTTGGTTCAGATGAAGTAGTGAGAAGATTAATGACAGCTTTGGCTGATACACCTGCTGACTTTGATACCATGATAGCCAAGTTGAAGACTCATGTTAAGACTGTACCTTGGATGGCTGAAGTTATCAGGAGACTTGAAAGCACAACAAACCAGAAGAAGAGCCAGTTTGTAACAGCAATGGATAACTCCAGTCTCAGGATGAAGTTTGTCATGATCACTGAGAATAAGATGACTGGAACATGGACTACTAAAGTATATGATACTAACTTAAGTGGAGTAGCTGATGCAATAGAGAAAGAATGGAGGGGTAATCTAACTGAAAATGGAAAGGATATAGTAATGGTTGATGATGTTACTGGTCACTATGTTTTCAATAAGGAGAGGGCAAAGTACCTGATAAAGCAATATGAATCATGGTTGGGTATTGGCCTTACCAAGATTCCACTTGATATGTCAGGCTACAGGCCAACTGTGGATCAGGTTAAGCCTGCTGTAGCTGCTACAGATAAAGCTGCTGGAAGACCTGCCAAGACCATGAACATAAAGCCTATAGGTGAGTTGTTAGCATGGCTTAATCAAAACCTGACTGGTCAAACCACAAGGGTGCAGTTCTCTATGAAGGGGCAGGATTTTCAGGTGACAAGAGTAAGTGACAATGAATTTAAGATAGCCAGTATTGACAAGCAGGATATAAAGAGCAATGAGAGTGTAGATAAGTGGTTGAGAGAATTGGGGATAGAACTTCATCCTGATACACTATCAGAGATATTGACCAGTGGTATGTATCATAACTATGGAAAGAGGAGTACAGCAGACCTGTTCACCAGTGGCAATGGACTATTCCATATACTGCATCTAAAGTTAAAATTACTGGTAGAGAAGGAAGGAGTTCATGATTTTACAGAGGAAGGTGATAACCTGCTGGATGATTCTGTAATAGGATCACTGGCTGTTGTTGATGCCAAGTATAACACTTCTATCTCTCCCTTTGCCTTCAGGGATGCTGGTAAATCTATCTTTGCCCTTACAGCCCGTAAATCTATCACTGATACAGTAATGGAGCTGAAAGACCCTGATAACCATGCCCTGCTTAAGAACCTGATGAGCACATCTTATTCAAGTCCCTCCCTGTGGCTGCAATGCCTGAAGAGCAGCCCTAAGTTCAGGACACTGTTCAAAGTCTCTCATATAGGTCTCACTGCCTTTAAACAGCAGGGGAAGAAGCTGTATAAGGATACTGGGATCACCAAGCTGGCTGACACTGACCATGAGCTTGACAAACTGGGATTCTTCTGTGATATGACACAGGGAGAAGTAGAGCTTCAGGCTGATGATAGTAAAGCAGTCCTGAATAAATATCCCGGCACTGATATAGCCATGAGGATGGCTACCATGTTCTCTCCCACCATGTCAGATAAGGAAGTGATGACACTGATAACCACTGCTGTTCTTCATTTTCAGAATGCTGATCTCAATAACGGGGATGGTGGTATAACAGATGAAGTTGTTAAGGTTATCTATGAACAGGTGGTCAAGCCAGAGCTTAAAAGAATGATAAAACATGCTGAATTAAATCATAAAACTAATGTCAAGTCCTATGATGCAGGAGCTAAGATGTTTCTGAATATGCCAGCACTCAATGATAAAATCAGGTTGAATGGAGATAGGTTAGTTGACCTGATATACAATCAGCCTGCTGACTTTAACCTCCAATTCTTAGAGCAGAATGAAGAAGTTAAGAAAGGTTTTAATAATGAGATCAGGAGCTATGTAGAGAGTTTGGTAAAAGAGAAGCTTAAAGTATGGGAAACAGATGGTATAACCAAGACTGATGCTGATGGTAAAGTGTCCTTGCAATTCTTTGATAAGAAGTACATGGATAAATTCAGGGGAGATAATAGGCAAAGAGCTACTATGGCAGCTATGGACTATGTTATCAATAGTTTGGTAGCTAATTCCAATTCTTTCATGGCAATCATTGGAGACCCTGCACAGATGTATAAAGTGGATGATACTACTACAAGAGCTAAGTTTAAGACTGATCTTGAATATGATGTACAGGTAGCCAAAGATGTCTTCACCAATGTAGGTAAGAGGCTGGCTAACCAGATAGCTCCCGGAACTGGACTGGCTAACTCAGCAAAGGAACAATACCTGCAGCTTATGCTTGCTGACAGGAAAGGTGTGGTAGCTGAGAACATTGAATATCTTGAGAAGATATTAGGTAAAGAAGGAGCAGCAGCTTACAGGGACATTGAGGCTGCTGATGGTCAGGAATATACTACATGGAAGGAGCATCTTGATATCTTATCCCGCTTGGGTAAAAATGGTGATGGCTTAATGGATATTACCCAAGAGCAACTGAATGAGGCTGCTGAGATATTTGAGAAGGGTGAACCTATTACTCCCACACAACAACAGCTTATCACCAAGATCATGCAGCCTATGAAGCCTGTTTATACAGGAAGGATGCATGATGAGAAGCAGGACATGATGAGAGTGGTATATATTAAGTGTTCATCTTTCCCTCTTATTCCTCAGCTCACCAAGGGAATGGAGATTGATAAGTTGAGAATTAAAATGGAGCAGATACAAAAATCTAACAAGATGAATGTCAGAGCTTCATATCAATCAGCTAATAAGGTTGGTGCTTTAACTACTCCACTTGCTTTATGGAATGAAGATGGTACTATCACTGAACATTTAAATGATCATGCAGATATACCTGCTGGTATGGAAAGTTCTCCTGTATTAATTCTTGACAGAAAGAACTTCAGGATACAGCAGGATGTACCTTTCAAGAGTGGTAAGCAGGGAGAAGATACTATCTCACTGGGAACTCAATTAATGAAGCTGCTCTTTGGGGATGAGATCATGAACTTCAATGGTTTCAGCTACAATGGAGAACCCAGAACAGGAACTTCATTACATAAGGAGTACAATGACCTGTTTCTTAATCTGGTCAAGGAAAAGAAAGCTCAGCTATTTGATGAGCTTGGCCTTGATGAGTTTGGCATTCCCAAGAATGCAAACAGGTCAATGGCTAAACTTCAGGACTTGTTAAAGAATGAGGCTATCAAGAGAGGCTATCCCTTGCAGGATATTGAAGGCTTAACTCTTATTGATGGAGAGTTCAATCTTCCCCTGTGGGCATCCTCTAATTCCAACAGGTATGAAAGCATGCTCAATGCTATCATTACTAACAGGATAATCAAGATGAAATTCCCAGGAGTGTCTTCTGTAGTAGGTAGTGAAGAAGGATTTATCAGAAAGAAACTGGAGATGACTGGTAATTACACTTGGGCAAGATATCAGGATAATAGTTATGAAGTATCTTCTGCTGGTGATAAAAGATTTAGTGCTTTATATGCAAAATTAAATGATGGCAGAACTATTGAAGAAGCTTATCAACTTGATGTAAAAGGTTATAGAACTCAGGGTGATAACTGGAGATTAGGTAAAGGTAAAAAACCTCTAAGAGATATAACTGAACAGCAGCAATGGGAAGAATACAAACAACTATGGAAAACTTATCTTAATGAAAATCCTGAATTATTAAAAGACCTTGCTCAGAAAGCAAAAGACAAAACTCTTACTGATAAGTTTGCTTCCAGTAAAGTCTCTCAAGCAAGAGCTTTAGCAGAAATTTTAAATGAAGAATACCCCAGTAACATACAGGGAGTTGACACATCACAGATTATCTATACCTCTGCATGGAATGGTACTCATCTGACCTCTACTGTAGATGAAGGTGGCACCATGAAGAAGGCACAGGTATTCATGGCCTCTAAATTCAAAGGAGCTGATGGTAATCTGATAGACCTGTTCAAGAAGGTAGATGGTAAGTATATTTACATTGAACAAAAGGCAGGAGGGGGTTTTACCTTGAAGCAGGATATGTTTGATAAGGAACTCTTATCTATGCTGTCCTTCAGAATTCCAACATCAGGTCACCAATCAGCTTCACAGATTGAGATAGCTGGTTTCCTGCCTGCTCAGAGTGCTGACCTCATGATAGTCCCCAAGAACTTTACTAAGCAAAAAGGTTTGGACTTTGATGTGGATAAGGAGAACTCCTACCAGTTCTGGACACATACTACTAAAGAAGGCAAGCTGGAAATGCTTCAGGAAAAGCACAGAAGGGAATTACTCTTTGATGCTGACAGGGAAATGAAGAAGGCTGACCTGGCTGAATTAAGAAAGGAGTATGAGGAAGCTGAAGGCCCAAATGCCAAGAAGCATGTAATGGATAAAGTCAGGACTAAGATACGGGAAACTCATCTTCTTAATACCCTGTTTGAAGCAGCAGCTTATGATGAACAGGACTTTGAAGAGAATAAGTATCTCCGCAGGCTTAACTCCAAGATCAATGAGAAGCTGATGCAGAATGAGCTTATTAAGATCAACCATGCTGTATTCAATAATCCTGATCCTAAATTACAGGCTAAGATTGCAAGGGTACTGAATACTAAGTTTGCTGAGAAGCAAGCCATGAAGATTGAGGAGCTTACTAACCTTGACAGGGATAGTACTTACTGGACTCCTTTAAGTGATGAATACCAGAAGGCCAAACTGATATCAGGAGCTTCAGGTAAAATAGCTACTGGTGCTTTCTCTTTGGATGTGGTATTCCATTCTATGGCTCAACAGGCAAGAATATCTGGTAAGCCTATCACATTAATAGAAGTGATAGATGACCCTACATCAGAAAAAGAAGGAGCAAAGAAAAAAATCCCCAAGACATGGAGGTTTGGTACAGTTACTTCTGACCCTGAACTGGGTGGCTTTGCTACAAGAGATAAGGGCAGGGATATAGCAGAGGTAGTAACTGAAGCCCAGCAGATAGCAGTGGACAATGAAAAGCTGCAAGTAATGGGCAGGGTTGGCCTTAATGATATGACCCTTGATGTATTCAAGATGTTCATGCTTACAGGTATTGATAAAGGAGCAGATGGTGACTCCATTCCATTTCTATTCTTATCTCAACCTATTATACGAGACTTTGTACTGGAAATGAAGAACATTAATTCTATCATGGCAGAGTTTTCAGAAGATAAGGAACAGGCTGTAATAGATAAACTGATTGCTAAGTATGATCCTGAGAAGACATGGGAGAATGTTGATCCTCTTAAATATGAAGAGGTGACCTCTGACCTGATGAATAATGATAACTTCAGGACAGGTATCAGAGCATTGAAGCCTGATGCTCTTATACAGAGAGCTGTGCTTAACAGGTTCTTGGATATGAGAAAGTATGGTATAGCTGTCAGGGGAATACAGACCAGTATCAATACAGACTCCAAGGGATTGGGCAAGTCCTTCTTTGATGTCATTGATAAGAGGGAGAAGCTGAATAAACTTGGAGTGGATACTGACACTATTCAGGGAGCTTCAGCCCTGATAGGGGACTATATCCGCAAAGCAGGCTTACCTGCCAGCAGGCTACAGGAGTTACAAAAACTGGGTTACATGGATATAGGTCAGTATATGGTACTACCTGAAACATTATCAGGAGGCTTCAGCATCAATGGAGTCACACTGGCTTATAACCTGTGGAGCAGGTTCTTTCCTTATGATACCAAGAATATGGAAGAGGTCTTCAAGGAAATATTAGGTGTCACTACTACAGAAAAAGGATTGGAATTAAGCAATGTGGAAAAGAAACAGCACATCTTCCAGAATGTCAAGAAGTTTTTAGCTGCTGAACAAGGCAATGGCCTGACTAATGATGAGGTCAATGCAGAGAGGGCAAGATTATATATTGATACTGATACAAACAGGTCACTGGCTACTTATATCAAGGGACTAAAGAATACAATAGGTGACAAGACCATAGATGAATATATCAAGACCAACAAGTTACTTAACAGGTTTGAGTTTGATGGTATCCAAAAGAATGGTATGCCTTCACTTGTTAAGTATAACAATGCAGATGGAGAGGAGTTTGATGAGCAGTACCTTTATGATTCTATGTCAATGATGCTGACAGAGAGAAATCCTGATGGAAGCAAGATACAGTTACCTTCCTTTAACGGCAAGGAGTATACTCTTGATGAACTGGCACAGGACATGATACTGGCAGCTTATCTTGGTAATGCAGTACAGGAAGCCATACAATATACCAAGTATGTCCCTGTAGCTTACCTCAATGCAATGGGCTATTCCCTTGCCATGAGGAAAAATAATGACAGGTTTCATTATGACTCCACCCTGTTGGGTCTTAAAATGAAGAAGGATGATGGTACTGATAAGCATTTTGTAAGCAGGTTCACCATGCAGTATATCCAGCACTACCCTGAGAGAGTACAAGCCAAGTATGATGCTAAGAAACTGGCTGCTGCTGCTCTTATGCATCCTGATGGAACTTTTACTTTCATAGATGGCAGGAAGCCAACCTTTGTATCAGTCTATGACACTACTGTAATGAAGGGGGATAAGAAGTTCAAGTTATACTGGCTTGATGGAACAACTGGAAGGTATGTCAGGATTCCTATACTGGGAGCTTTTGGTATGGATGAATACCAACCTGCTGTAGATATGGGAGTATCTTCTATCAATACAAGGATGGCCTTCAGACCTAAACCAGCACCAATAATAGAAGAGGAGAATCCTGATACAGTGACCAATAACTTTGATATCAAGACTGGTGGTGATGTTACAAAGATGGTCACTAATATCAGTAAGAGTACAACTCCTTTTGCTTTACTGGCTAAAGAATTAATTCCTTTTGTTGATGGTATCAAGGTGGTCACTATGGATAGTATCATGATAGGGGAAGAGTCACATGCTACAGCCCTTGGTGTTTATGAAGCCACTGGTAATACCATTTATATAAAAGAGTCAATACTCAGCAATGCTGATAAGCTGGCAGATACCTTTATGCATGAAGTAGTGCATGGTGTTACTGTCAGGCAGCTTATGCCTTATATTGATGGTCTGGATACTGCTAATCCACAGGTGAAGACCAGTGATGCTCCTGCTTATGTCTCTAATCTTATCATGTTGTATAACAGGGTAAAGAATAGCATGCCAAAAGGTGAGGTGGAGAGGATAGCTGCTGCTATGGCTAATAAGCAGAAAATAACTCAGGCAGAAATAGATCAGTTCTATGGCATGATCAACCTGAAGGAGTTTATTACTATGGCTATGACCAATAAGAAGTTTCAGGCTCATCTTTCTAATATTCCTATGGGAGGAGAAAACCAAAGTGCATTAAGCAAGTTCAAACAGATCATTAATGCAATACTGACTGCTATGGGTGTGGATATAAAACCTGGGAGTGTAGCAGAGGCAGCTTTTAATAATATATTTGAATTGATTGAGGCTGAGAATATCAGGGATGGCTTTGATCCTTATCAGGCACAGTATGGTGATATGAATGATACCACTGAAGGTGGGTATTTTAATGAAAATGACCTGTGGCCTACAGGTGATAATCTCAGTCCCAGTGCCAGTGAATCAGTCAGTGCTTACATAGCTTCATTAAGTAACCAAGAAAAAATTTGTTAAATGGCTGCATGTTCATATAACTACAAGGGAAGACAATATACAGAAGAGGAACTCCTGAAGCATCCTGATTTCACCAGACCCTTTGCTGCCAACAGGATAGAGCAGGAGCATATCATGAACAATACAGGAACACTGCATAATAGTAATCTCAGCTTCTTTCCTGTCTCTAATAGTGTTCCTCCTGAACAGGGAGCATTTGCCAATTTTGTGGAATTCAAGAGGACTCAATTACTGGAATACCGCAGAAGGCTTGATGTGGTTAAGCGTGATAAGAAAAAGCAAGACCTTACCAAGGAACAGATAACTGCATTGAATAAACAGGAGAGAGTACTTGAGCTTCAGATAAAGGGTAGCTATGAACTGGACAAGAAAGGAATAATGGATGAGATTGAAGACCTTGAGGAACTAAGGGATATTGATGCTATAGGATTTTATGTAGAAAGAGATTTGGAGAGACTGACAGCATTGGCCTATTCATCCAATATTGATGATATACATGAGGCACAGAGATTAATTGACTTCTATACAAAGGCTGGTACATTTGAACTGGGTAAGGATAATCCTTTCTTCACTGAAGAAGAGATGTTTGTGAAAGATGCAGATGGTAAACTTACTACTGTCTATGTACAGTCTGCTGAGTTAATGAATAAATTCAAAGCATGGAGACTGGAAGCTGAAGACCTTCAGAGTGTTGTTAATAAAAGAGAACAGGAGATAACGGAGAATGCTGTTAATAATGATTACTCTGTAAAGAGGACTTATGGTAATAAGAAGTTCAGCTTTGAAGAACTGGTCTATAATCAATCAGGCTTGAAGGATACACACTTCATTGATATGTGGACTATGGATATCACTCAGGGTATCTTCTCCACTAATGGTTTACTCCCACAGGCCATGTTCACTTATCTTGCCAATTCATTTGAAGAGAAGCTGTCATGGTCAAGAGGTGTAGCTACTACTATTGATGATATGAGTCCAAGAGTACAGAAGGCTCTTATTAAGAAAGGACACTCTCTGCGGGGATCTGGAATCATAGGTCTTAAAGGAGCATCTTTTCAGTTATACAAAGAGATCACTAAGGATGGTAATGAAACAGGAGGCTTGGTCAGAAGATTTGTCAAAGAGTTCTTTGATGCCAGTGATACAGTAGCTAATAAATTTGATGATAAGTTCAAGGATGCCCTGACCTATCTTGATTATAAACAGAAAACAAGAGCTGTTAATAAAGCCTTTGAGGATCATAAGAGATGGAGGAGGCAGAATACCATCATGATGAATCCTGCTCTTATTCCTGAAATATCAGGAGCTGCCAGTGCTGAAGCTATAGCACACAGGAAAGAGTTAGTGGATGTGCTGGGGGAAAAAGGTTATGATCAGCATGTCACCAAGCAAAAGAATGCATTAGCCCGCTTTGAGTCACAAAGAGATTATTTTATTGAGACAGTAATGGAAATTGAAGGAGTATCTGACAAGGCTGATATTTCTGCTGAAGGTAAACTTCGCATTGTCAGGTGGGATAATAGCAATAATCCTACTTTAGGAGTTGAAGACTATCATAGTGTTACTGGTGTCTTCTTTGGTGAGGGTGAGAATTCAGAGAAGGCCAATAACTTCATGAATTATAATATACTTGTTCCCCGTAAGAATACTGTTAATATTGGGATAGACAAGGCTACCAATAAATATACATTTACTGATACCACTACCTCTACAGGATATTATAGTAAAGCCTATGCAGAGATAGAAGGTGACACTGACTTAGCTGAGTTCTACGATGTGGTAGCTGAAGTATGTGAGACCATCAGGGAAAATATGCCTTACAGTGTACAACAGGGTATGGCTGCTAATACACTACCAGCTATGATGAAGAACTCTGCTGAGATACTGGCAGATAAGAATATAGGCTGGATGAGTGCCCTGTGGCTTCCCTTCAAACACATGATAGAGAAGGCAAGGATGAGTTTTGGAGTAATGAAGGAGGGTGATGTATCCTATGCTGTCCTTGATCCTATTACTAAAAGACCTAACTACAAAGTCAATGACCAGTTTCTTCAGGGTAACAAAGGAGCTATTGATGCCAGAATGACTATTGAGAAAGGTAAGTTCCTGAAGCAATATAACAAGGGTTTACCCAAGAGCCAGCAAATAAGCAGCATCAATAGATTTACCAGTATTCCTTTATCCTCCATGAGTACTTCCTCCCTGCTATCACTGGCTGAATACCTGCATGTCAATATTTCACTGGCTGAGATCAATGCCGGCAAACTTGATAAGATAAAGGAGAGGACAGGTGATTCAGTGCAGATAGGTAGATTTATTGGTGACTATTCCAGACACTCTGTAGTGCAGTCACAGAGCTTTGACCTGGGGAAAATATGTAAGTATTATTCCAATATGACTATGGCCTATGCTGCAAGACAGGAAGCTCTTCCTATTCTTCAGATCATGAAGAAGCACTACCAGAGTATCTTAGAGCCTACCACTACCAATATAGGAGTGGATAAGAAGACTCCTGATCAGAAGATCATGCAGTATGGACTCAGGACTAATGCTATTAAACAAATGGATGATTGGTTTGAAAGAGTAGTACTGGATAACTATGGTCTGAAGCATGGTGGTGTACATGGACAGGAAGCAGTCACCAGTGAGAGAATACAGAAAATTGATAAGAGACTAAAAGAAATTGAGGAAAAGTTAGCTGCCAATCCTAATACCAGTGACTTAAAAAGTCTCATAGCGGAGAGAGAGAAATTGACACTTAAAAGGGCCATTCCATCCTTTGGTTCTGATATATACTCCTCAGAAGAGAAGAAGCAGTTAAAGGATATTGAAGACCTTCTTAAGGATGAAACTGATCCTGAAAAGATAGCTGAACTCATTAAGATAAAGAGCAGGATGGGAAGGGCAAGGACTGCCACAGCCTTGTTTGATAATCTCATAGCATGGATAAGAACACTGGGGCTTGGTTATAATGTAAGCTCAGCCTCTACCAACCTTATTGAAGGTGTATCCTCCAATATGATACTGGCTTCAATGGGAGAACACTTTGACCCCAAAGAGATATTCCCGGCTTATAATATAGTCAAGGTTTCCATCCTGAAGAATGTCAGCTTTGGCCTCATAGAGGCAGGGGCTTCAAGGAAAAACAGGAAGCTGATGGACAGGTACAGTGTGATAATGGATTCCAGAAATGAATTACAGAAGTCTTCTCATAAGTCTTTTGCCTCTAAGCTCTCTTGGGCTGGGCCTCATGAAATTAACCAGAGAGTAGAGTTCCTTAACCAGAGTCCCCTTATGATTGCTATGCTAAGAACTATCAAGATAGAAGATGAGAATGGAAATAAGAGTAGTGTATGGGATGCTATGGATGATAAGACTGGTCTTCTTACAGGTAAGTTCAGAACAGAGAAGAATATTAACAATTGGGAGAAACTTAAAGGAGAAGATTATCTTGTCTTTAAGCAGAGTTTAAACAAGGCAATTGTAAAGGCACATGGTAACTATGATGAGCTAAGAGGTATGATGATGAAATCCAAGACTGCTGGCAAGGCACTTGCTATGTTTAAAACATGGCTACCTATGCAGCTTTATTCCCGCTTTGCTATTGAGCAAGATGATATTCAAACTGGTAGTATAGGATATAAAGGAAAATATTGGAGTTATGGAGCAGGAGGTGCATTCACACATATTGGTGTAGTAGCTACTATAGCTTCTGGCCCTATAGCAGGTGTAATATGGGGCTTAGGTGGTGCTATTGCAGGAGGACTTTTTGGTGTTAATAAAGGACAGTCTTTTAGCATAGTTGATGTCATCAAGGAAGTCATATATACTAACATACAGCTATTTAAGAAGGCAGTTGGTATGCCAATTAATCTATTAGCTGGTAAGCAACTTATTGGTTCAGATAAGTCCTTTGAAAAATGGGTAGGTAAGAAGAACTTTGACAAGCAGGATGCAGCTAACATGAGAGCTAACATGGCTGATCTATCTCTTCAGTTAGCATGGATGGCAGGATTGTTAATAGTTAAGGCTCTATGGTGGGATGATGATAAAGAGAAGCAAAAAGAGCTGATGAAGAAAATGACTGAGCAGCAGAAGAAGGATTTTAAGAAGGAGCTGGCTGATGAAAGAGCCAAGCATAATATAGCTGCCAATAAGCTAATGCAGTTATCTCAAGGTGCTGGACAGTATATAAATGCACCTGATCTTTACAACTCCATCATTGGTTCCAATGGAGTCATCAGGTATCTTGAAGAGACTAAGAAATGGATAGAGACTATAGGTAATGATGAAGCTAAATTCAGGAAGGAGAGTAAGAAGATGTTCCTGCCTGGGATTTTTAAAGACCCCACTTCACTTGGACTTGAGACACTATCTGAAAGACAGTTTAAGAAATCTCCATTTGATGAATGGTTTCAATCAGCTTCTAAGAAGGCCACTGAGCAATCAAAGGCAGAGAGGTCAGAGAGAAGAGCTGAACTTCAGGAAGAAGGTTTGGGAGAAGCAGAAATCAGGAAGATTCTGGATAAGGAACTACCAACACCTTCACAGCTTAGAAAGAAAAACAGACCAAAGGAGAAATAACTGGTAATCAAAAAAAGAAAATGGGCCAGAAGTATTGCTACTCGCTGACCCTTATTTGCCACACATCCAGTGCCTATAAAGATACCCATTTTCACTCATATAGATTATTCCTTGCCTCATTGAGTGACCTGAAATGCTGACCAGTTACCACATTGAATACATGCCGGCATTTAGGACATTGTACCATGTTGGTCTTTTGAAGATGCTTTTCAAACTCCACCCCTATCACATTGGAGAATCTTTTCTTCTCCCACTCTGTCCATCCATATTTCTCAGCCATCTTCTTAGCCTCTTTAGGTATCATGAAAAAGATGTCAAGTTTTGATAGCTCCTCAAAGATATCCCCTCCATCCCAGTTCTCATTGCAGCAGGGACATCTCCCACTCCTGTTCACAGGAGCAGCAACAAAGACCTTTTCCTTTACAGGTGTTTCACCCATCATTGCTGCAAATTCCTTTACCTCTGCTTCCATCTCTTCTTCATCTCCGGGTATGTCAGGTATATCCTCATAGATATCATCATTCTTACTGAGGTTAAACATCCTGTCAAATTCTTCGCTGTCAAATCTACTCATTGCTTTAGTTTTTTGAAGTGAGCAATTAAAACAATTTCATGTGAGTACTGGTAGTAGAGTGTAGTATCCTCAGAGTTAATATTAGTGTAGAGAAAAATTGGCCCTCTTACTGTAGGTCTGCATCTAAGAGCTTTGGATTCCAGCACTACTACTACCCCCTTCTTAGTTACTACCAGGGGTTTTGGTGTCATGTCTCTTCTTTTTTGTTGGGCAATATACAATTCCTCCGGATACCATAGCCCAATTGCAGTGATTAATGGTGCAGTAAATGACCTCCTCAATGTTATTACTTATCCTTGCAATCTGCTCCATGATGTCACAGACATACACTGTCTGCTTTCTGCTGGTAAGCTCTGCCATGATAACATCAAGCTGATCAGATAACTCATCAGCCCTCTGTTCAGAGATACCTACAGATTCATTATAGCTTCCTGCTGTCCTGTTAATGATGTTCAGTTTCATGATCTTGAAATTTTTGTTGATGGTTTCCATATAGGTAATCCCAATCCTACCTGTGTAATGTAGCCTACTACATACCACTCCTTGCCTCCTTTGTATTCAGCTATGAGCAAGCAGTGATCAGAGGAGATCAGGTTAATGGAAAGTTGGTGAAAGTTTTTGACTTTTGTGAATTTCTTTACCCATTCAATCCTCAGTAAACTGGCAAGATCACTGAAGTGAGCCACCTTCCTTGTATCCTCATCACCCTCCACAAAGTCAGGTGTATGCTGTGTGATGATGCTTAGTGCTGAAGAAGGATCATCTCTTTTTGGGTAAGGGTAAGGTCTGATAGGGCCTGCATTGCTCATTTTTCTCAGGCTTTCTTTTAATTTGTCCATTGGTGTCATTGTTATTCTTTTTCTTGTGATGAAGGAATGTTTATATCTCCGTTTTCATGTAGCCTGTAGAGTATAAACTGGCACATGGCTACCATATCTGCCAGTTTAATAGGATCTAGGTGTCCATCATTGAATATTAGTGCCATATCAAGCAGTTGCTTGTCTACTGGCATTTTAAATCTTTGAATTCCTTCTTGTTGCTGGGGCACATAAGTTGTTATAGCCTCCTGAAGTATTTCACTTGCCCAGATAGTTGAAGGAACAGATTTATCCTGATAGGCATGATTCCATGTGGTGTCAATCAGGTGGAATATGAATTCCTTGTTGATGTCATTGAGATCAGTCATATAGGTGTTTTAAGTTTTATTTCACGAATTTTCTCAATTGCTTTTACGAGGTCATTCAGAAAGTTTTGCAATATTATAGCTTGTTCTTCACGGGTCATTTTATTCCATCTTTGTCTCCCGTAATCTTCAATCATATATTTTTCAATCCACCGCATAACGGTACTATTTAAATTATTAATTGTTGTTTCATCTCCCTTGTATGGGGTGGATTCGGATTCAATTAATTGCATTATTTTTTCAGCACCAATAGGCTCACCATCTGGTACATACATTTTCATATACTCCACTATCTGCTTTTTAATCTCATCTCTGGTCATTGTTATTATTTTTAAGTGATGGGGGTTAGCTTTGCTTCTAATTCTGCAATTTTATTTCTTGCCGCTTGACCCTCTTTGGCTAATTTACTTCTCCAACCATGTGCATGAGCTATCCCGAAAACATCATCCAATTCATCTGATAGGATTTTTATGTATTCATTTTTAGCTTCAACCAGTGCCATCCAATCCCCTCCCTTGTATGCAGGGGCGGCAGCAAAAAGGCCAGCTAATTTTTTAGACAACTCCAAAAACTCACCCCTATGAATAGTCATTTTATCCTTTTCATTCGCCCATTCAAAAAGGGCATCACAAATATCAAGTGCCGGATAGTCATCCATCTGTTGTTTAACTGAGTCTTTATTCATGGTTATTGTTTTTCAAAGATGGCAATAATTGTTTCAGTCAGTGTATTATTATGAATAGTGGTGCTTAGCTTCCATTCCTTCAAGCTATACCCTCTCTCATCATTCACATTGATGACCTTCTCAAACTTCTGGCTTAGTAAGTCACTGATAGGTGTTCCCGGTATCCAGGTTTTGCTGACCTCTGCTACAATGAATTTTGGTATTGTGTCACTCATGGTTAGTTTTTTTTATTAGTTGTGTAATGTGTATTGCAGCTTTCATCATTACTTGATAGGCTCCGGCATCAGTGGATTTTATATCCTCTAACTCCTGTGGTGTCAGGGGAATTAAATTCAAGTCCTCATCAAACTTGGATAATGTAGCACAGTAAAGACAAATAGATAGGTCTCCGGGTCTGGGTACAGCATCAGTATCAAGGGATTTATGCGCATCCTGTAACTTTTTACAGGTAGTGCAATATTTTGGTTCAGTTCTGGTAATCATAATTGATCTTTTTTATTATAATAGCCCCAACCATACAGGTTGAGGCTATAAAATTTATTGATTAAGGGTTTGGTATAAAAAGGGAGAAATGACCATCAGTTAATACTCTGTCATTAAAGCCATTTGCTCCAAATATGATTCTGAAAGTTCCGGTAATCACTTCACCATCTTTTCTTTTCTTCACTTTCCTGATTATGAAAATGCCTTCTCTGGAAGGTGGGTGAATAACAAATGTAAAATTATATGATGCAGTAGTAGTAGAGACCACTGGATTACCCCACCCATCAGGAGAGCCAATTAGGAAAATACCTTTCTTACCTCTATAACCATCAATGCGCAAAGTTAAACTTTCTACATATTGTACAGCAGAGTTAATCACCCTTGATCCACGAATGGTTAATAAATCTCCAATGCGTTCAATGGTAAAAGTTTCTGCATTGACAAGCTGTCCATTAATTATAAAGGACAAACTATTGTCATGAGCTTTAACTTTGTTTGACGTTAATTGTTCTGACTCTGATTTGGTAGGTTTTGGTTCTTCAAGGACATCCTTTTTACAACTTACAAGTAATGTAAGGGCAATGAGAGGCAATAAAACTTTACGCATATATATCTGAGTATATTTAGCGTGTTCTCCAGCACGTTTTTGGTTACAACTTTTTATTCAGTTTACTCATAGCTCCACATCTGGAGCAATACATTCTGGCATAATCCAGAAATCCTTCAAGAGACTGTAGTTGTTCAGGGGTAGGTTTGATGCCTTTCATTGCATGGCAAGTCCACTGGTGTCCTTTGAGCCAGCAGATTATTTTTTTTATCATTGTCTTATTCTTTTCAGTTTACGCTTATTTCTTATTATCATTACTTCAGTAGTCTTCACAATGGTCATGTTCTTCTTCAGCCTGTCATAGTAGATAGTATCTTTCTTATTCTTGACTATTATTATCTGTGCATCCTTGTACTGTATAACAGTATCAGCATGGTCATATTGCTTTTGCTGGCTATAGACACTGGCTGCTATCAGTAATAAGACAATCATCATGAAGGTACTCATGGTTTTGTAAGTGTTTCTATGGGAGTGATAAACATGGATTTGTCTTTCCTGCTGAAAATTCTGCACCTGAACCTGACTACTTCTCCCTTTGGAACACCAGTTAAGTATTCTGTAAGGTTGTAAATCAACAGGTAGGTGCTGTCATTAATAAGCCTATGCTGTTCATTGCTGTAGCTAATACCATAGAAGCCACTCCATCCTCTTGGAGTCTCTATTTGAACTTCAAAGTGACCAAAATCCTCCATCTTACCAATGCTGATATTCTGGACTGACCATATTTCACATTGAGTCCCTCTCACATTGTCTACAACTTTATTGCATGACATCATGAGTAGGGGTAGTAACAGGAGGTGTTTCAATACAGCCTTTTTTATTTACTTTAA